ACTCAGGAGTTCACTGTTGGTCTGTATGAAATGGTGGGTGCTCCTGTTTATACTGTTATCGATGGTTGGATGAATGCTATTGGTGACGAGAACTCTGGTCTTGCTACTTACGGTGGTTGGATCTCTGGTGGTTATGATGCCGTTAATAAGAAGGAGAAGCGTCTATACCAGCGTGCTGGTGAATCTGATGATGGTATTCCTTTCAATGAGGCTAATCATACTGCTGAGTTCATCTATGTAATGCATGACCGTTCTGGTGCTCAGGTTGAACGTGCTGTTCTGTTAGCAGACTGCTATCCTAAGGGTATTGCCCAGGGTAACATTCTGAATATGGAGCAGGGTGGTACTCATGATAACGTTACTTATGATATCACTTTCAACTGCGTCATGTATCGTTCTCCTATCATCACTGCAATTGCTAACGATCTTCTGAAGCAGTATCGCATTGTTTCTAACTCTCTGAACTTCAATCCCGAGCTTGGTGATGCTGTTTATGCAGAGAACAATGCTAACCTGTTCCAGCGCTCCCTCGGTCCTGTTCCCGTTGATAGTGCTACTGGTACTAACATCGGTAACGTTCCTGTATTCCATCCCAATAATGCTCCTAAGACTAAGATGACTGCTGAGAAGCACATCGACACTGCTAAGCTGTCTGGTCAGGCTAACTATAGACCCAACCAGAGCTGGGATGGTTTCTCCCAAGAGTAAGAAAAGTTTAGATACCCTATCTGACCTCCTTTCTCTATATAAACGATATGCAAGGGGCTACAATAGCCCCTTGCATATCAATCGTATATTTCTGAGTTTTCAATATATATTATAAGAGTGAATATAAAGTTAGAAATAACTTTGCCGTATAATAAATCCACCCTAATTCAGTTATAGAAAGGAACTTTTACCATGGATAAAAAATTGTGTCGTTGATGCTATCGTCGTTGCCAAGCTTGCTCTCCTTACTCCGGTTGCTATTGGGCTTGGAACTATCGTATATGCAAATGAATATAACCTGCCTTTAGATAAAGCGTTTAACCGCGCTTCTGACGATGTCATCGGTTTCTTTAAAGGATAACCAAACTGAATGAATGCTTAGCAACCATTCATTCAAATAAAAAATAGGAGGTACCCCCGATGCTGAGCATGACCAGAGAGAAGACCCAGGTGAGCAACACCCGCCTCGACTTCGTCGATGAGTACAAGAAGGTCTGTGAGGAGAATAGCAAACTCCGCCAGCTTCTGTACAAGGTCGAAGGGATGAACCCTGAGATCGGCCTGATGATCTCCGCTGAGATGGCCGTTATCGATGGTGTCCCTGAAGGCCAGGTCCTGCGCACACTCGAGGATGTCGACGCGTTCTTCCGCCAGCCTGCGATGGCTTAAGATAAAGAGGGTTCATTTCCCTCTTTATTTTTTTATTTTTTCTTTTATAAAATATTTATATATTCTCGCAGTAACATGTAATCAATTGATTTTCATGTTTACATATGGCATATCAAGGAGGAGATCAAATGCGAGAAAAGTATAATTTAATTCAAGAACTCCAAAAGAAGAATGAAGAGCTAAAAGGTAAAAAGAAGTTAGCACTGGTTGGTCAAGGTGACTTTACTGGTGGTAATAACGTTATGCGTGGTACAATGAATATCAAACACCACATTCAACATTTAGCTATTGATAATCCTGAATTTCCTATGTTCTATGATGGAAAAGAAAATTTAACAGGTGAACATTCTTCATTCTATGGGAGAACCGATAAAGAGTATAAAGTAATTGGCATTGTAAAGAAATATGATGAGCTCATGAAGGGCAGAGTATATAATGCTTTATACTTCCTTTATTGTAAAGATGATGACTCATATACTGTCGTCGAAAGAAAAGAAGTAGAAAACTTAACTGAATCATTCGGTTTCAATTATAAAAATGATTATCTTGATGCTGCACGGGTAGGAGAAATTATTCCTAAAGATACTATACTATATTCCTCTACATCATATGATGACTATGGTAATGTCTCTATTGGTGTTAATGGTAGAATCCTTTATGGTGTACATCCCGGTGTTCAGGATGATGCTATTATCATTTCTGAATCCTTTGCAAAGAGAATGGTAGCTGCCAATGTTACATCTAAGACTATTCCTATTAATGAGAATACTGTACTTCTGAATCTTTATGGTAAAGATGGTGAATATAGAGGTCTTCCAAACATTGGTGATGTAATCAAAGATGGTATTGTGGCCGCTACTCGTAATGTTAAAGAATCTAGAATGTTCTCTGATATGAGAGATGCTTCACTCAGAACTATTAACCAGCAGGGAGATCAGATCTTCTATTGTGAAGATGAGTGTGAAGTAGTAGATATTAACATCTATTGCAATAATCCTAATATCAAAGTTAATAAAGTTAACAAGCAGCTTATCGAGTATTACAACGATGCTCGTTGGTTCTATACTGATGTATATAAGATCTGTAAGCAGATCACTAAATCCGGTTCCAAGAATATTGATAAAGAGATCAATCGTTGGATGAGAAAAGCTATGAATTATCTTGATACCCAAGCTCTGTGGGCATTCAATGATAATATCTTCTCCAACTTAATGGTAGAAATTCTACTTAGAAAGAAAGAACCTCTCAAGGTTGGTCGTAAGATTGTTGGCCGCCATGGTAATAAGACTGTTGTCTGTGCCATTTGGCCTGATGAAGAAATGCCCTATCTTACAACTGAAACTTATACCGATGAACATGGTGTAGTGCATCCTAGAGGAGTTCAAGAAAGAGTTGAGTTAATTACTAACCCTCTAGCAATTATCAATAGAACTATTCCTATGGTTATGTATGAAGGTAGTGTTACTTTCATCATTGATAAGATGAGGAAACATTTAGGTGAACTCGAAGATATTAATGATCAAGCTGAGTTCCTATTTGATATTCTCACAATTCTTAACCCTAAACAAGGTGCAGAAGTGAGACACCTCTACGAAGGATTCTCTGATCGTGAAAAGAAGAAGTTTATGATTGATTGTATTTCTCTTACCAGAGATGGTCATCTAATGACTTCTAATGGAGTATATCTCAGATGGGAACCTTTCAATGATGAATATAAACTCAGAGATGCAATCATTCAAGTTTATGAAAAGTATCCTAATATCTTTACTCCTTATAATATCTTTGTACCTAAGCCGAAGTGGGGAAGAGATATTTATATTGGCAAAGACTATATTGGATATCAGTATATCCTTATGCTCAAGCAGTCTGGTGAGAACGGTTTCTCTGTACGTTCTGCTGGTGCTATTTCTGATGAATCTCTTCCTGAAAAGTCTCATGATAATAAGATTGGTAAACTTTGGCATTCCGAGAAGCCTATTCGCTTTGGTGAATATGAAACTCCTAACTTCTTAGTGATTACTAATCCTGAAGACTTTGCATTAGTAACTGCACTATATAGATCTTCTATTGATGGGCGTAGATTTATGTATGAATCTATTCTATCTGATGATGGTGAATATGAGATTCCTGCTAAGTTTACTTCTAGATCTGCAGAGATTATGCAGGTATACCTAAAATCTCTTGGTGTACGCATGGAGACTATAATCAATGAAGATGAATTTATTGGAGAACCTGAGCATCAAACTGATACTATTGGATATGTTGTTAATAATACTACCATCTTCTGTACACAGGATGAGATGTATTATTTGAAGAAGCTTCATAAAACCTATAAGCGGTATATTAAACAACATCCAAATCAAATTGATGATGTTGATGAAGTATGGGATTATATCATGGAGAACCTACCTTTCAAGAAGAAGCATCTTACTGATAACATGATCAAAATCTTTAAAGATAATCTTGAAGCATTCTCTAAATAACTCTTGTACTACTACCTACCTTTTAAATAGAAAGGAGGAACATCATTATGTTTGATGGAAACTATATTGTTCTTTGTGTAACATTAATTACTTTAGTATTGATGATCCTGTCTGCAGCATGGTTTGTCAATTCATTGATAATCCTAATTAGACTAAAACATCAAGAACGAGACTACAATGAAATTCGTAAAGAACTTGAGGAAGAGAATAGTAAAGTCTCAACCGAGTACTCTGAGAAGCTCCTTGAGTTTGTCAAGATGTTAACATCCCAAATATCAATCCTTCAATTTAGAACATTCATTGATGGACATGATATGGATAAAGTTACTAGAGCACAAATTCAGGAGCTTGCAAAGAGTATTGCAGTAACAGTAAATAAGTCGATTAATATTGATAATATTGATTTCGACAGTGCATTATTCACTAAAGAATTCTATGAGGGATACATCATAGAAAATGCATTGATTAATGTTAAAACACTTCTTCAGAAGGCTATTAATGAAGAAGAATAATTTAAAGTGGAGGACATGTCATGGAACCTAAGGATCTAAATATGGAAGAACAGGAGGCTATCGCTCAGGAGGAAAAAGAATCTAATGTGATTCAATTCCCTGAAGTAAAGCCCGATGAAGTTGATAAAGAAATGATTGCTAATGCTGAGGCTGAAACTGATACTTCAACTAAGCCTTTAGATCAAGTAAAGGAAGAGATTAAATCTAGTGAAGTTCCTACAGCTGATGTAAATGCACCTCAGGTTGCTATCGAGGATCCTGAGAATCCTATTAATGAAATCTCTGTTAAACAAATTACAGAGTTAATGAAGCAAGTTGCTGAAATGGTTAAGATCATGGAGAATCAGTGGAATATGTCTAAGAATGAATTCAAGTTAACTGATACTCATATGAAGAAACTATATCAGTATAATGAAACTCATCGTACTGAACTAGCAGATGATGCAACTCCTGAAGAACAGGAGAAGTGGGATCGTTTTAATGGTCTTGATAGCATTCCTGAGGAAGTTGTTGAAGAGATCTTTGGTGAGGGTCATCCCATTATCGGTGTTATGCATACTCAAACCATTGATCGAATCAAAGATTGTGTAAATGATTTCTTCAGTTGGATGGCTTCTGTTAAGGAATATCGTCAGATTCATGATGCTTATCTTGAACTGATTGAGATGGAAGAGCAAAAGAACATTGAACAGCTTAAAGAGATCGCTGAGAAAGAGGAAGATCCTGAGAAGAAGGCAAAGATGGAAGCTTCCATTAAGCTGTACTATAATCGCAAGTATCTTGAATTCTTAGCAGAGCCCCTTACTGATAAGGATAAAGAGAGACTTGTAAACGCCTTTAAGGATGAGAAGAAGATCAGCTATTGGTTACAGCGCACTCGTGATAAACTGAAGCAGATCAAAGTATCTGAGAAGTTCATTCTCGAGATCTCCCAGTTTGAGAAGCGTTATCTTGAAGAGAAGTATCATAAGTGTAGTAACATGATGCTCCTTTACTTTATGCAGACTATTGTTTACTCCAGTATGTCTGATAAAGATGGTGAAGGTCGCAATAAGGTAATTTGTATGGTCTTCGCTCTTGATGGTATTATTCGTAAGACTTGGAATGAGGAAACTACAGAGCGAGTACTTACTAACATTAAGGCATTCCTTGATCAGGTAATTGATCTGTTACCTGACATTGTTGAGTCTCATGTTGATGCTCCTCCCATTGAGGAATAATATGAAGGAGGGGATTAACTCCCCTCCTTTTCTTTTTCGCATATTTTACATTACGGATTATATATTCTAATAATGTATAATAAGAAGGGAGGAATTAGCCATGAAAATTGTCATATCAGAATGGCTAAAGGTTAGGAAGGCATGTGTGATGCTTGCCATTTGGTTCATTTGTAACCTGGCCATAGTCCTAATCAGTAACTCGCTAATCATCAAGGTGTCTGACGTGTTCGGAGACATCAGGAACTACCAGTACCATTTAACTATCCTAGTATCGCTTCTGGTAGCCGATCTAATCCTAAGCATGATAGTAGGATACCTGAAGACAGCAACTAACAAACACTGCTTCACTGTTCTCATGAACAAATACTGCGATAAGATTCTTGATGCGGATTACAACATGTTTACCAAGTACTCAATTGCAAGAATTAACACTGCTCAAGAATTCATCAGTAAGATCGTCAACCTTGGTATTAGTACTTGCACATTCTTTATTCGTGGATTTTCCATCATTGTTACTCTTTACACAATGTACACAATTGGAGGAGCAATGATCATACCTGTCATTATCATTTACTTTATTGGCTTCTTAATCTTTAAGAGGATCTATAAGGTGTATATGGAGATTGATAGGAATTTCCAAGTAATAAAGAAAGACCGTAACCAAGAATTCGAGAACATCATCAATGGATTCACGGAAGTACGTTCATTTGGAATGACTGAAATACATCGAAAGTCAATCCATTTCAAAAACAATAAGATCTATTCATACTTGGTTAAGAAAGCAAAGACTAATTCAATCATGTATGGATCATTTGATCTTATTGAGGGTGCAGGTTTAACAATGGTAGTGATCTACACCCTGAAACAATTAGCAGCCGGACTTATAAATCAAGCACAAGCAATGAGTTTGGTAATGCTAGTCTTCAAGCTTATTGACCCTCTAATCATGATGCTTGACTTCGTTGATGAGTTAAGTGATAACCTCACACTCAAAGATGAATACAAGAAGATTATTGATTATGACCATATTACCAAAGATGGACCCATTGATATGGAAAAGTTTGAAGACAAAATCAAACTCCAGAATGTATCATTCTCATATGACAATATCACCAATGCTCTGACTAATATCAATATGGAAGTCAGAAAAGGACAGAAGATCGGTATCTGTGGTGTATCTGGAGGAGGTAAGACGACACTATTCAAATTGCTTAATCGTTTCTATGATCCGAATGAAGGAACGATTACTATTGATGAAACACCCATTGACCAAATTTCACTTGAGAGCTACAGAAAATATATTGGGTCGGTTCATCAAGAAAATACAATCTTCCCTGGTTCAATTCGTGAGAATGTAATGTATGGATCTCAAAGTGCAACAGAAGACGATCTTATCCATGCATGTAAGAAAGCTCACATTTACGAATTCATTACGGGTCTTGATAAAGGATTCGAGACAGAAGTTGGACCTCGAGGATTGAAACTATCTGGTGGTCAGAAACAAAGAATTGCACTTGCTAGGCTATTCATTCGAGACCCTGAGATCATTCTATTGGATGAAGCTACTAGTGCCCTCGATAACGAATCCGAAACGATCATCCAGGAAGCTATCGATGCTCTTCATGATAAGACAATAATCACCATCGCTCATAGACTTAGCACAATCAAAAATTGTGATGTGATTTATCTGATGGGATCAAGTGGTATCATTGAAAGTGGTTCCCATGAAGAGCTTGTAGCAAAGAAAGGTGCATATTACGCAATGTTGAAATAAACGTCAAAGAGGGGGCAAATAAATGCCCCCTCTTTAATTATCACGAATAAGAAAGAGAGGAAATTGCTTATGTTAGGAAACTATAAAATTGCACATCTTCTTGGAATTGCAAGGGAACATGAAGAGCAATTTCGACATGTTGAACAGGAATTGACTAAGAAAGGATTCATTTGTTTTACTCCTGCTTTCTATGATCTGGAACTTTATGAAGCCCATAAAGAAATGATCGATGATATGTGTTATCAGAAGCTTCTTGTTGCAGATCTCTGTATGATTGTAACTCCTGAACATATTGGAAGGAGTACTAAGGCTAGGGCACAACAGTCATGGGATCTTGGAATTCCTGTATATCTCTGGGATGAGAAATGTCCAAAAGTTTATGAAGAGTATGATGTCAGGAGAGTAAATCATGCGAGTCTGACAAAAGTCATCAATCGTCTTAAGGCTGATACTGCAGATGAGCTGATTAAAGAAATCAATGAACGTTATGAACAATACTATGATTTCTTGAAAAAGCTGAAAGATGCATATGATAAACGGTTAATGCCTAAATGGAGACCTTGCTCGACTGACACTCCTTTTGATATGCTGCTCGATTCTATTCAGGCTCGCATAATGAAACTTCGTTCTATCACAAATGAATATGATCCTCAGTTGAAAGAGATTGAGGAATTCATTTCTGAGAGAAGGAATGTCTATCATTTTGATAGGACTTATATTAACCTTTATAGAAAAATGTATGTGAGGTGATAAATAATGGAAACTATCTATGGTGCTAAAGAAAGAGGATATTATGCCAACAGTATAAATGGTGCAATTAAAGTCCTCTATTCAAACCCGTATAAGACATGTATCATTTCTCATGATCATGAAAGACAACTCCAGCTTATCATCACTGGAGTAATGAATGAAATCAAACAAAGAAACTCTAAGGTTGACAATATTGATGATCAGATGCTCCCGACTGTTTACTACTGGAAACCTGAAGACTGTCCTAAGGGTAAACAGGTCTATGCTGCAGAAGTAAGTATGGGAAAATTTGGAGAGGTTGCTGGAAATATATACATGTTTTCTCAACCTAACTATTCTGTATTAACAAATCCCAATGAGAGAAGACCTTTCTCTCAAAAGGCTATTGCTAGTCTCGCAATGCTTGGTCATCTTATGACGAAGGAGAAGTAATATGTATTATAGATCTAAGATCACCAATGCGATTATGAACCATCCCTACCAGTTGGACTATATCTATGGTAGAGGAATAATTGATGTTCTTATCGATACTGGTTTGCTTGAAGAAGTTCCTGAACCAACTGTTGAAGAATGTATTCGAAATGGTGGTAAACTCATAGGAGTTATTCGATACAGAGAAATTCATGGATGTAAACTGGCTGAAGCTAAAGAGGCTGTTGAAGCAATAATCCAATCTGGTATTGTACCTGAAAACGAACATGAGCCCAAGTCAATGATGGTAACATCTATGAATCATTCGTTGAATCTTGATACAAGTAAACCTGAAGAAAAATCTTGTACTATAACAATTGAATTGAAGGAGATATAAACATGAAAAATTACCGTAAGCTGAAAGTGTTCGCAATCATCACCTTTGTCGTTCTGTCTGTCACCATGATACTATCTGGATGCAACCGGCAAATCATCGACACTACTTACAAGTTCAACTATGCATATGTTGAGCTTGGCAATGGAACTATTATCGAAGGCAAGTGTGATTCCTGGTTAGATTATGAAGACAGTGATATGGTCCAGGTAACAATAGATGGGGAAGTATATTATTCTCACTCCTCTAATATAGTCCTATCTGTTCAGAAGGATTGAGGTAAATAATGGAAAATACAATTGAGTAATATAAAGGAGGGGAGCTAATCCCCTCCTTCTTTTTTATCGTATATGAGCATGATTCTTGTATATATTATAATAGTGAAATAAATCACAATAAAATTTTGGAGGTCTGTGATTATGAATGAATATGTCAAGAAACTGATGGATGATATCCTGAATGAAGTTACGAGCCTTCAGTCCGATCTGCCTGGCGAGACTATGCAGGAGAAATCCGATCGCAAGCTGAAAAGCCTTAACGGCATTATGAAGAAGATCGACGCAATCCTTGAATCTGATCATGCCGGTGATCATGAGCTCCAGCTCCTGCTTCTGAAGGGTCGTGTGAGTAAGTCCATCACTCTGATCGAGTTGCTGGGACCTGTTGCTGCACTCCTGTAAAAAGAATTGGGTGCCCATTTCGGTGGGCGCCTTTTCTTTTTTATTCGGTTTCACTTCTTTATAATAGTTTTTATTAATATTAGAAGAAAGGAGAGAACTGTAATGGCAGAATTGATTTTTAGTGAAGAGAATATGATAAATGGTAATATTTTTAAATTTGAGCAGCGTCTTCAATCTCATATGAATAAATATATTGAAAACGGTGCTATTCTTACCACTTACTATTCTCAGGTACAATCATCTACTACTGTTGATCGAGGACTTCAAGATATAGATCAATTGTTTGGAAAGAAATCTCCAGTAAGATATCACAAAATTAAGAATCTACCATTATATGGATTTGGTCAAGCGATTCCAGAAAATACTGATGAGCAACAAGTTGAAGACATCAATATTGAAGGAATGTGCCAGATCATTCCAAATACAATTACACCAAGGCAATCAGATTTCTTCGAAGTCAATCATTTATCAATGACAGCATTATTCCAAGTTACTGCTATTGATTATGATACCATGAAACCTGATGGATTCTATAAAATTCATTATAGATTAATTAGTACATCTGAAGATACTATTGCTGAAATACAGAATCAAGTTATTGAAACATATTCGACTGAGCTTAATGCAATTGGATCTAATATCAATCCTATCATTAGAGAAGATGAATTCCATTATCGTAATCAAGTTCGTCAATTAGTTAATCAGATGATTACTAATTATCGAGCAATGTATTACAATGATAAACATAACTGTTTCTTATACCATCATCCTGAGATGGGACTTGATTGGTTTGATATGTGTGGTAATGAATTTATCGCTAAATTCAGTTTAATGAATTCTGAAAATAGTGGTAGAGTAATTGTACTCCATGACAAACTCCAGGAGAAACAGAAGCTCTGGTATTATACTAATTCTGTTTATAACTGGATTGAATTAGGAGCTCCTACTCGTATGGTTAGACGTTTCTTTTTTGATCTAATATATGCAGATGGGTATCCTTATTCTTCTTTTGCTCGTTGGGGTGAAGGAGATATCCAAGTAATGCAGCCATTTGCAAATCAACAGGAAGATATTAATAATCAACGTTATTCTTTCTTTGATGATACAACCTTAAATGCATTAATGGATGATAAACATGAACCTCTTGGTGAGTATGAGAAATTGTTATGGAAGTACATGCATAAACCAAACCAGTTGTCACTTAAAGATGTACCATTAACAATTGCTGATACACTAATTAACTCAGTTAGACATATTGATACATTCTTATATACTCCAATTGTAATCTTCATTATCAGAAGAATCCTTGGTATGAATTAAGGAACAACTCAGTAATGCCAATATATAATGCGGTATTATTATTTAAAGAAAGGAGATATAGATTATGCATAATTGTGAATGTGGGAATCTTGAAGTCGCCAATCATGTAAATGCTTTTGTCGACCTTAATGGTATTCCATATCTACTGTCAGAATACTTAGACTGTAACACATTCCAGCAGGTTGATAGATCTCTAATCTATAGTGAAATCATTGTTGATCAGAGTGATGCAATGCGTGCTGTTGTCGATATTAGTATTGATGACATTGGCAAACGTCATAGTGATGGTTATCCTGCAATTGTTGGAAACAATACTAAACATAGAAACTTGTTAAAGATGATTGCTGATAGTTGTCATATGATGAATCATCAACTCAATGTATTTAGACGTGGAATTGTCATTAGGGTTAACTACCAACTTGAGAACTACCGTACTCGCCAGGTTATCAGATCTGCTGTTGAATCTTTTAGAATCACGGATCGTAATTACTTCCTGGACATTAATCCTAGGGATACTTCTGACAATGGAATCATTGTTAACTTCTGTAATACTTTAGTATCCACAGTTAATGAGTTCACTCATGGTCAGGATCCTATGATGATTCGTGTGACTAATATTCAGATGTGCTATGAGATGGTAAAAACTTCTCCTCATATGCCTAGGATTAAACAGTCTCTAATGGGAAGAGCAGATGCTGGTTATCTACCTACTCAACCTATGAGTCGTGATAATCAACTCTATTATCACCATCAGATGATGCAGAATCATCATCTATTACCTGGTTGGGATCCTAATAGTTATCATCCTGAAGATCCTAATAGAATCATGCCCAATACCTGGTCTATGTTCAATAGGTTCTATAGATTTGATAATAATGGTAAGGACATCATTTTACATGATCAGGAAATCAATAATCCTATGACTCAGGTTGCATTGATTCCTTGTGGTATCGTTCGAGTTAATAGGACATTTATGATTAATCCTGGTCATAGAATCATATTTAAGTTCTCTATCTGGAAGAATGATGTAACTGTGGTTCATGATGCATCTCAGGTTGCTAGAGCTCTTGAAGCTCCTATTCCTTATTGTGATCATCATCACCATCATATGATTCCTCCTCATCCTCTTAAACATGAATGTGATTGTCATCATCATGAACCTCCTCATCATCCTGATCATATTATTTATCCTGATTATGAAAATATGCTCAATATGCTTGAGGAAAGTAGGAATATGGAATACCAACAGAATCAGGTCATTAATCAGTTAACTGGTAAATTAGAAGAGTTAACTACTTTAGTACAATCATTACAACCTAAAGAAGATGACTCTACAACTACTGAACCAGAAACTCCTGATACTGGTGGTAGTACTGGTGGAACTACTCAAACTCCTGATGAAATTCATGATGAACTTCAAGACCAAATTGATGATCTAGAATCTGACGTTGACAATCTTGAATCTAAGTTAGAAGATTTCCCGAACGTACTTCCAATCGATAGTGAAACAATTCAGAATATTGTAGAAGCTAATAGTCAACCTGAGGGATTATAATAATCTGAACTCTGATATAATCAGGTAAGTAAATCTAAAATAATTATTTAAAGAAAGGAGAAACTTATTATGCCTACTACGTTAGAAACTTTATTGGCAAATAGTAATGGGACTGATATTTACGTTCTTGATAGAGCTGGTCTAGCTGAGCTTACCAAAGAGATTTTTAAGAATGTAAATAACCGTATTGAGGAGCGTATCGTCACTTCTCTTGAGGAAGCTTCCGATGCGGATCATGTTCCCGCTGCTAGCACTGTCTATAGTGCAGTGAAGAACTTAAGCAAGATCAAGAATCTCACTATTACTAGTGGCAACATTAATGAAGCAATGGTTGCTCCTGATCCTTCTGCTCTGTATGTTGTCCGTAAGAGTGCATCTGATACCAATGCAGTTATGTATATTTGGATTGAGGGTATTGGCTATATTGCTTGTGGTGGCGGTACTTCTGTTGAAGCAGGAGATGTAACTGTTAATGCTATCCCCAATAATGTAATTGCCGAGATCGTCTCTACCTCTTATGCTGAGACTGACCCTGGTATCGCTGATGATGACGATGAGCAACCCACCGAATAATCTTAATAAAATATAAAGAAAGGAGATTATTATAATGCCTGATAGTACTGAGAGACTCATTTATGAGTTTCTAAATAAGGAAGGCGTTAGCCTGTTAAGTAAAGCATTACTTACCAAGGTTAATGCCCGTATTGAAGAGCGCATTGTAACTACTCTGGATGAGCATGCTGATAATAATCATGTACCTTCTGCTCTTGCAGTATTCAATGCAATTAATTCTATGAGCCACATCAAGTTCAAGACCCACACTGGTCTGATTGATGAGGTGACTGAACCCAACTCTAGTTATATTTATCTACAGCGTGACAATGAGGCTGACCAGCTGTGGATGATGTATGTTTATGATGCGGACCTTGGTTGGATCAATATCGGCGATACCGAAGTTGATCTGAGTAACTACTGGTCTAAAGATCCTACTGATGTCGAAGCTCTAAAACTTGCTCTTGGTTTGCCTGAAGCTCTGGCTGCTCTTGAGACTAAGATTGATGAAGGTCTTGCTGAAGTTAAGAAACTCGTTAAAGATCTTCCTGTAAATCTTCTGTTTAATGAGAATGGTGACTTTGCAATTTATCTGAGAGCTGAAGATAATATCTCTCTAGTAGACTATATGTTTACTCTTGAGAAACCTGGTATGTATACCATTTATGCTCAGCGTGGTTGTCCTGATAACCCTGTAAGTCCTGTTGATTCTTCCTTCCGTGGCTTATGTCATATTGATCTTCTTGAAGATCAGTCTAAACCTAATACAACTACTGAATACCAGAAGATGTATGGTTGGATTATGCTCTTTGATCAGGAAGGCAAGGCATATGTCAACTACATCCGTCGCAGCGTAGCTTCTGGCTGGCAGTGCCTCAATGATGCTGCTAATCTGGCTGCTGAAGTTGCTCGTCTGGAAGAAGAACTTGCTAATAAGGTTGATGAAACTCAGATGGTTGCTATTACTGAGGATGAGATCAATGCTAGTGTAGAAGCTGCTTATACTGAAACTGCTCCCATATTTTAATAATTAAATTAAATATATTTTGAAAGGAGATAACCTATTATGGCTATTGAAACTTATCAATTTCTAAATGAGCTTGGTGTACAGCAACTTGCTGAACAGCTGCTTAGTAAGGTTAACGTTCGTATTCATGAACGTATTGTAACCTCTATTGATGCGAATGCTTCCGATAAGCAGGTTGCTTCTGCTAAGGCTCTGTACAACCTGATCAATGCTCTGCAGACCAAGGATGCTGAGATTGCTTCTCGTCTCGATGAGCATGATACTCAGCTGACCAACAACGGTTCTGCCATTGCTTCTCTGAATGAGTCTCAGGCTACTCAGGATGGTAAGATCTCTGCTCTGGAGACTAATCTTCAGGATCTGATTGATACTGTCAACAGTCTTACTCACTTGACCATTGAAACTGTAACTGGTGATATTTCTACTGTTGCTGATCCTCAGACCGATATCATGTATCTCCAGCGTGATGATGAAAATGACACCACCTGGATGATGTATATCTGGCAGGCTCCTGCTGTTGATGGTGAAGCTGGTAGCTGGATTAACATTGGTGATACTGAAGTTGATCTGTCTAACTACTGGAGCAAAGATAACATCGAGGAAATGAAGGAAGCTCTGGGTCTACATGATGCTGAGCCCATTCCTGATGAGAAGATCATTGCTGCTGTAGAGGCTGCTTTTAGTTCTACTAGTGTTGATCTAACTGATACTCCTTCTGGTGCTGAGGGCGACGCTTCTATTCCTCCAGTCGTCTAATTAATAAATATCTAATACCATGAAGATCCATGGGCTCAAACGGGCCCATGGATCTTTTTAATCAAGAAATGTTACAAAACAATAACGACGATGAGTCTTATAAAATAATATCATAGGAGGTTATAATCCATGGCTAATGAAATTTTCCAATTTATGGACAAACAAAATGCATATGTGTTAGCAGATGCATTGTTTTCCAAGCTAAACATTCGTCTCAGTGAGCGAATTGTTAAAGAAGTAAATGAAACTTCCAGTAACAAACAGCTTCCTTCTGCTCGTCTTCTGTATAAGTTAGTATCTGCTCAGCAGGCTACTGATACTGATATTGAAGGTAGAATTGATGCTCAAGTTCCTGGGATTACTGAACAGACTGATGCACTAGCAGCTCTTGAAGCAGGTCAGCCTGGTCAAGATGAAAAGCTTGCTACAGTAGAAACTAAATTAGCTGAGACTTCTACTTTAGTAGATGAATTGAAACATTTTACTATTCAAACTGTAACTGGTGCTATTGACACTATTACTGATCCTTCTTCTGAGGTGTTCTATCTCCAGAGGGATAATGAAACTGATAGAACTTGGATGATCTATCTATATGTGAATGGTGAATGGATCAATGTTGGTGATACTGAAATTGATCTCTCTCATCTCTGGAGTAAGGATGAAATTGAAGAGATGAGAGATGCTCTGAATGTTCACGAGGTTGAGCCTATCAGCTTTGATCGTATTACTGCTATTATTGATGAGCAGTTTGCTGCTACTGATCTAGGATTTAGTGGTGTTACTCCTGAGGAGCCTACACCTGTTGAACCTACTCCTTTTACACTAACTAAAGATAATAGATCTATGATTGGTTATACTGGTGCAGAAGGTGAAGTACTGAATATTCCTGAAACCTTTGTTGATCCAGATGATGGAGTTACTTACAAAGTAACTAGTATTGGTCAGAGTGCATTCTGGAATTGTACTTCATTAACTGAAGTTACTATTCCTGATAGTGTAACTAGTATTGGTAATGGTGCTTTCGAAGGTTGTACCGGATTAACTAGTGTTACTATTCCTGATAGTGTAACTAGTATTGGTAATGGTACATTCAGTGGTTGTACATCATTAACCAGTGTTACTATTGGTAATAATGTAACTAGTATTGGTACTGCTGTATTCAATAATTGTACTTCATTAACTGAAGTTACTATTCCTGATAGTGTAACTAGTATTGGCGGTAGTGCATTCTATGATTGTACAGCATTAATTAGTATTACTATACCTGAAGGTGTAACTAGTATTGGTCAGAGTGCATTCTGGAATTGTACTTCATTAACTGAAGTTACTATTCCTGATAGTGTAACTAGTATTGGTCATAGTGCATTCTGGAATTGTACTACTCTAAATACTGTAAATTACACTGGTACAGAAGAACAGTGGAATGCTATTAGTATTCAGAGTAGTAATGATCCCATAACTAATGCTACTAAGGTATACAACTACGTCCCTGCTTAATAATTAACACCCATGAATACATGGGTCTATACATATAGACCCATGTATTCTTTCAATCAATAATATAAATAAATTTCGAAAGGATGGTTACATAATATGGCTATTGAATTATATCAATTCATGAGTGAACAAAGCTTAGCTATATTTGTTAATCAGATTCTTACTAAGACTAATGCTAGATTGGATGAACGTATTGTCCAAGCATTATCTAGTACTTCTTCTGATAAACAATCTTTATCTGCTAAGGCTCTGTATGATCTCATTAATACTCTCAATGATGCAGATGCCAACTTTAGTTCTCATGTGGATACTAATGCTGAAACATTAGCAGCTAATGCTGAAACTATTGCTGGTATTCAAACTCATCAGAATGAACAAGATGAAAAGTTGACAGCTTCTGAAACTTCTCTAATTGATGCTTCTAATAGAGTTGGTACATTTACTCACTTAACTCTTCAGACTGTTACTGGTCCTATCACTTCTATTACTGAACCTCGTGAAGATATTCTTTATCTCCAGAGGGATAATGATCAAGATACTACTTGGATGATGTACATTTACCATGTATTTGGTAGTGAGCATGTATGGATTCCTGTAGGTGATACTGAATTAGATCTATCTGGTATCTGGTCTAAAGATGAAGCTGATGAGTTAAGAGAAGCTTTAGGTATTCATCTAGTAGAACCTGTAAGTGAAGTTGATATCACTGAAGCAGTAGAAGACGCATTTAATAATAATGCAGTAGACTATCGTATGGAACCTGAAGGTGAACCTATTATTCCTTCTGAGGTTGAATATGGTACTGCTCTATCAGATGTTCCTATTGAAGGAACCATGATCTATGATGGAGTAGAAGTACCTGGCACATTTAGTTGGGAAACTACTGATGAAGAGTTTGCTGCTGCAGTAGAAGCAGCTCCTGAAGTCTAATAAAATACAATAATTGAATATATCGGGATGACAAATATCCCGATATATTCTTTCTAGAAAGGAGATCTATATGGATATTTATAAACAAGCACCTGCTGAATGGGCATTTAATCCTGAGAATACTAGATTATTTAAGCCTGTTAAAGGTACAGCGATTCTTAATATTGTCAATCCTCTAGTAAAGATTCCTACTGTTGATGAAGTATTGGAATATACTGGAGAAGTTATTAGTCCTGTATTTGTAAATTATGATACAGAAAAGATGACTATGAGCGGCGATCTTAGTGCTACAGATGCTGGTAGTTATGATACCACATTTACACTAATTGATCCTACTGCTAAATGGGAAGATGGTACTACCGATCCTGTACATGTCATCTGGGCAATTAATCCTATTGAACCCATTGTAACGCCTGATACTGCATACCATATTGAATTCAATGAACTATTGAGTTCTGTTCAAATTACTGGTGAAGCAACATTTAATGGTGTTGAGGTTCCTGGTACCTTCTCATGGTTAACAACTGATGAAGAATTTGTAAACCTTGGTGATCCTGCGGTAGTAAGCTGGAAGTTTACTTCTGGTAGTTCCAACTTTAAGTCTGTAACTGGTACTATTAGTATCGATATTGATGAGATTGATATTGAAGGAGTACCTACAATTGCAGAAACTCTAAGTTATACCGGTGAGGAACAAACTCCTAGCTGGAATGGATATGATCCTGAACAGTTAACTATCTCTGGAGATATTAGTGCTACTGAAGTAGGTATTTACAATGTTACCTTTACTCCTACTGAGAAGTATGAGTGGCCTGATGGAACCAAGGATTCTAAGACTGTTCAGTGGAGCATTGAGCGTGCAGTAATTAATGAACCTACTATTGTTAGTCAAGTAAGCTATACTGGTAATGTGATTACTCCTACCATTACTGGATTTGATTCCAATACTATGGATATCTCTGGTGATCAGGAAGCTACTGCAATTGGATCTTACTCAGTTACTATTACTCCTAAATCTAGTTATTGTTGGCCTGATAAGTCTGTTGAGGCGATCACCCTTAACTGGTCCATCATTCAATTGACTGCTAATATTCCTACTGTAAGTGGCACTAAGACTTATAATGGTAATACACAGACTCCCACATTCATAAATTATGATTCTAATAAGATGACTATGTCTGGTGATACCAATGGAATTGATGCAGGTACTTATACTGTAACATTTACTTTGAAAGATAATTATGTATGGTCTGATGGTACCAGTGAGCCTAAGACTGTAAACTGGGTAATCAAGAAACAGTCTGTAACTGTTCCTACTGCAAGTAATACATCACTTACTTACAATGGGTCTCAGCAGACAAAGACATTCAATAATTACAATTCCAGCTTAATGACTGTAAGTGGTAATAGTGCCACTAACGCTGGTACTCATTCTGCAACCTTTGTATTGAAGGATGTAACTAACTACCAGTGGTCTGATGGTACTATGACTAATAAAACTGTCAACTGGACTATTGCTAAACAAAGTATTAGTAAACCTACTGTTGTAAGTACGTCTTCTTACACTTATGATGGAAGCGCTAAGACTGTAATTACCAATATTGATAGTAAACTTAGTGTAAGTGGTAATGTAAGTGCTACAAATGCAGGAAGTTATACTGCAACTGTAAGCTTACCTGATACTACTAACTATCAGTGGAGTGATGGTAGTACTACAGCTATCACTAAGTCTTGGAGTATTACTAAGGCTACCATTAGTGGATTTAAGATTACTCCTAATACCACTTCTCTTGAGGGTGCAGGTACTGTAACATTTACTCTTACTGGAATTCCTTCTGGATTAAGTGCAACTGTTAAGTGTAATAATACTAGTTATAACCCGACCGGTTCAGGTAATAGTAGAAGTGTATCTCTTCCCAATGCTGATGCAACTTATAGATTCACTGCAACTATTGCTGAGAGCACTAACTACAAGTCCGCAACTGCTACTTGTCAGATAATAGTAACTAAAACAATAGAGTTACCTAATGTTGATGGTGGCATCTATCTATCTAATGGATATTGGGAAACCGGTATTAGTACATCTGTAAGTGGTAATACTGTAACCATGAATGCAAATTCTTTCCCGAATCTTGCTGAAGTATGTACATTTGACAAAGGTTCTGATAGCATTAGTATTGATTTCACTACCACCTGGTATGCTGATGGATCTAATAGTCAAAATGGTCCTATTTCTGAAAATGTTGTTAATGTTAGAATTCCTACTGCTATCGTTAATCAGATTGATGAACGTATGCAATATGCTAGGGATAATGGACATCATGACTTTGAAGTATACGTGGCATTCCCTGATTATTCTGGTATTAACTATGACTATGATCTATGGAATTACAAGAAGTCTACAGCATACAGTGGTGGATATCTCACCCTCAATGTTAATGACTACGAGTATCAATAATAACAATATCAATAGGGAGCGGAATTCCGCTCCCTATTGTTTTCTTTATTAACCAAACCCTTCTTTAATATTATGCACAAAATCTATAGAAGAAGGAGTGATTATTAATGGGACTTATTGGTCATGAAATAATTCAATCTAGATCATATATTGATCCGACAATTGTACCACCTGATCTGAATTATAAACTAGCATTTCCTATTACTGTATTTGATGCAGTAAGAAGAGATATGACTAATGAAGACAGTGAAACTCTCACTCAAGCATTAGAGAAACTTCATCAGGAATTAAAGAATAGACAATTGCTAATTCCTGCTAAACCTGCTAATTATCTAATGACATATGGTGGAGTGGCTGGTGCAGTTGGTTCTATTAAGATAACCACTGAAATTCCATGGGAAGAAAAAGATCAATCTAATGATAGAATTCCTACTGAGAAAGCAGTTGGTGACTTAATTAGAAAAATTGGTATTGATCCTAATAATCCTGATTCAAGTATAAATGTTAGGTGGTCTGATATCATTGGTAGACCTAATATTTATAATTCTTTAGGATCAGATGATAATGGATTAATTAGCCAAAATGCTTTATCGAAAATCTTAACTAATTTAACCAATAAGATGGATGGTAATGATGAGAGACATTCTAACGAGATTGGTATTCTACAGACTAAAGTAGATAACCATGTCACAAATATGAATAACCCTCATCATATTACTATTGCTCAAATTGGTGCAGCATCTGCTGAAGCATTTGATGAGCATGCTAATTCTCGTAATCCTCATGGTATTAGTGCAGCATTCCTTGGTTTAGGTAATGTTGATAATACTAGAGACTTAGATAAACCTGTATCTACTGCTACTCAGGCAGCTATTGATCATCTAGCTCAGCTATTCAATAGTATGACGGATGATGTTGGTGAACTTAACTTTGTCACCAATATTCAATATAATCCTGAGACTGGTAAACTTGAATTGGTTTATCGTAATGGATCTATTTTAGAAATTGATAGTCCTCTTGGTAGATCTATTAAAAATATCACATATGACTTTGATAAGAAGGAGTTAGTCTTAATCCATAATGATAGTAGTGGTTCTAGATTAAGTCTTGCTGACCTATATATTAGGTATGTAGGTTCAATTGGTACTAATATTACAGTTGAAATTGATGGTAACCAAGTAACTGGCAACCAGATTATCAAAGCCATTATCAATCCAAAGAGTATTAAGTCTACAGATATTGCTGATCATGCTATTGTTGGTAGAACTATTAAAGATCAAGCAGTAGGAACAGGTAAGATCCAAGATTTATCTATTACTACCATTAAATATGCTGATCGTAGTATTACATCTCAAAAGATTGATAGATTTGCAGTTGATAATGAAAATATTGCAGATAGGGCAGTTAATGGTAGAACTTTATTCTCTGCTGGTGATAACTATCGTATTTTGGCAACATTAAAAGCAGATGCTAATCCTGTATGGACTCAAGTTCTATCTGATATGATTGCCTATGATGCGGTCTTAACTCGCCATATTGCTAAAGGTGCTGTTACATATGATAAGATCGCTAATAAAGCAATTGATACTTCTAAGATTGCTGAGTTTGCAATTACTACCGAGAAAATTGCTAATGATGCAGTAACTACTCAAAAGATCAAAGAACGCAATGTTACTTCTGACTTACTTGCTGAAGATTTAATGTTAGAAGGTAGACCCAGACTTCGTAATACTCCCAATGACAGTGCAGATGATAATCTTATCGCTGATACTAGATGGATTAGAAAGTTTGCTAAAGAGAGTCTAACAATTGAAACTTCTAATATTGCTCCTAAGGCAGTTACCGCAGATAAATTATTTACTTCTCAAGCAAGAAATAGAGTATTGGTTGTAACTATTCCTGGTGCTAATCCTGAATGGGGTACTATTAACAATGAAATGCTAGAAGATAATTCTATCATGACACGAAATATTGTTGATAAAAATATTACCCCTGATAAGCTTTCTGATAAGATTCTTGAAGATCGTCATCTCAATAAAAATCTTATTGGTACTGCTCATATTCAGGATTCCTCTATTACTTCTGAAAAGATTTATCCTTCTCATGAAGCTAATCGAGTATTAGCAGCTTTAACAGATGATGGACATCCTACATATTCTCAAGTTACTGAAGATATGTTAGCTCCTAACTCCGTTGATACTAAACATGTGAAGGATGGTAGTTTATCTACAACTAAACTCCAATCTTCTTCTGTTGGTCAGCAAGTACTTGCAGTTGGTCTAAAAGATTCTCTACCTGAGTGGAGTAAAGTAATGACCCAGATGATTGCTGATAGAGCTATTGATGGGTCTAAACTCTTCACATCTGAGTATGATAATGTAATTCTTGGCCTAACCAAGAGTGGATACAATCCTACTTGGATTAAACTTGTTGGTGATATGATTGCTGAAAAGACTATCAAATCTATCAACATTGCTGAGAAGGGTATTAAGGGAATTAATATTGATGATGCTACAATTGAGTCTAGGAATATCATGCAGGATGCTATCACTAAAGAACATATTAAGGATAATGAAGTTACCCCTGCAAAAATTGAAACTTCTCCTATTCCTGGACGTGTACTCGGTGTAGCTGGGTTGCCTTATTCCACACCTATGTGGACTCAGGTAATTACAAGTATGATTGAGGATGGAGCTGTTACTAAAGAGAAAATCTTTAAGTCTAAATATCCTTATCATGTATTAGCAGCTACTCAAGCTGGTGTACCTCCTGAGTATACAATGATCTCTCATCACTTTATTGTTGATGGTACTATTAAACCTCAAAAACTTGAAAGAGACTTTGTACTTATTGGTACTCCTGAGTTAACTTATGCTCCTCCTGCAGATTCTAATGATCTTAAGCTTGCAAATACTGCATGGGTTCGTACATTTGTTGATCATAAAATCGTTGAATTCTTAACTGGTGAGTCTATTGAAGGATGGCCTCCTAAATTTGATTTCGATGATATTCCTGATCATGGAATTGATGGAAGAAAACTATTTACACATCCTTATGGTCCTCGTGTACTTGGTATCACTTCTGCTAATGGTGAAGTTGAATTTATCCTTATTGAGGAAGATCTAATTGTTAATGGAGCAGTAACTACTAATAAACTTCAACGTAGTATCCATTTACTTGGATCTCCTGAGGTTGAAATTAGACCTTCCCCTAATGCATCTGATGCTGATGGTAGTGGTAAACAGATACCTGATTGTCAATGGGTACTTGATCGTATCACTGATGCAATTAATGGCGGAAGTATGCCTGGTACCGGTTCTGGATCTAGTTCTGCTACAATCATTCCTCAAGGATCTGTAACAACTGCTCATCTTCAGAATCGTGCAGTTACTGGTGCTAAACTATTTACATCTGCTGCACATAATAGATTACTTGGTGTATTTTCTGCAAATAGTTCTCCTGTATATCTCCAGGCTAATAATGAAATGATTGGAGATAGAGCAATCAATGGTCGTACATTATTCTCTTCTGGTAATGATGAACGTATCCTTGGTGTCCATACTGCAGGAGATAGTCCTATGTGGACTCAAGTAACTGCAAAGATGCTTGGTGATCTATCTGTCGAAAATCGTCATATTACTGATAGAGCTATTACTGAAAACCAGATTGGTACTGGTGCTATTAGTAGTAGAACTCTGTTCGAAGGCCCATTGATTGATGAGCTAAGACTATATGATTATGTAATCTCTAAAGAGAAGCTTCAAGATAATGCTGTTACAAATGAAAAGATTATCGATGATGCAGTCTCTACAAATAAGATTCAGGATCATGCAATCACCAGTCGGAAGTTAGCAGAAGATATTATTCTTCCTGAAGAAACTATCGTTAAAACTACTCGTAATTATGAGCAAAGATCTCTCCGAAATGTTGTCATTTCTCCTAATAGACCTAGTGGTGGACGTAATGGCGATATTTGGTTCAGATTCTCATAAGTAGAAAGGAGGTAAGACTTATGGTTTTAGAACTTGCTAATGCTATACGAATTGATGTATTAACAATTCTCGGAGGTCCAGTTAATTTCGAAGGAATCACTAGGGATGTATTAACAATCGAAGTAGATCCTAAACTCATTCCTATTGAAACTCTTGAAAAGATCTTTGGGGATATTGATAGTCTTGCTCACATCTATACTTATGAAGAGGATGAAGATGGAGGTAATCCAGAGAAAATCGAGATAGGTGAAGGATATACAATCGTTGTCGGTATTGATGAAGTAACCCGCAAAGTTACTCCATTCCCTGGTAAAATCGTTCCAGTAACCTATGAAACCATTAATGTTGTTACACTTGCTCAAATGACATATGATGAGTGGATGGAATCTAAGTATTCTAAGTAAGGAGGGATTCATATGTCTGTGTCTAACAAAATTAATGGTGTATATCGAGACACCATGGAATCAGCTTCTAAAGTTAATGGAGTCTGGAGAAATAACACCGAAGGTTGGGGTAAAGTAAATGGTGTATGGAGATTAACCCACCAAGAGAGTATTGATCTAGATAACATTATTGGATTTAAATTAATTTATACATTGAATAAATCTCGTATTCATCATGATAATCCTAGGTTGAAATATAATCCTAAAATTCCTTATGAATTTAAACTTACAGGTGATACAGCTGGAGAAATGGATTATATTCAAAAAGGTGTTGTCTTCGAATATATGAGAGAACTTTCTGAAGAGGAAGGAACTATCATGTATGAAGGTAGACTATACTTTGTGAATAAAGATGGTAAATTATTCAATGTATGTCAAGCTACAGGTAATAATAAGGGTAAAGAAAAAGAAGATGAGATAGTATCGGAATTTAGTAACATTTATGATGTAGGTAAGCTAGATGGCTTCGATATTAAACTTTATGGATATTTACTATTTGAAGATTATGGGTATTATTTTGCTGGATGGAATAATTTATTTAATACCAAACCTTTCATCGATCCTACTATTTATCCTGATAAAACCTTGTATAGAAAACGTGTTGATTTGAATCCATATATCCTCCTTCCAGTTAAAGAGCGAGATGAATTCTTTGATACATGCGCAACAATTGGTATAGCTCGTGATATGGAAACTCCTATTTATAATATGACAGGATCATATGGTGTACTAGATCATAGTATAGTTAGGATAACATTAAACGGAAAAGATATGCCATTTGTTATCGAGATTGTTTAATGTATAATAGATGGAGGGAGCAATCTCCCTCCATCTATTTGAATTTATATATTATTTTCTCGTATAAAGGTATATGAAATATTTGTAAGAAAGGGAGTAATCTGATATGGAGAAACGAAAGTTACTTTTAGCAATAGACTTCAATAACGTAGTCTTTGCTTCATATTATGGTCAGAAATTATTTAACTCAAAGGGTATGAATGTAAATGCTATAAAGGGATTTTTCTTTAAACTTAAGATGTTAAAAGAATCCTTTATGCCTGATTATATTATATTTGCATCTGACTTAAGTAGAGATAAGACTTTTAGAAGAAAATTATATAAACCTTATAAGGCTCAACGTAAACCTACAGATGAAGATGTAATGAATCAGATGAAATATGTAAGTCAGATACTTTCATTACTAGGATATCCAATGTTAAATAATGAATTATATGAAGCAGATGATATCCTTGGTATGGTATCAAAGTATGCAGTTGATAATGATATGGATGCTCTAATTGTTTCATCTGACCGAGACCTTTATCAACTAATTAACGATCATACATTTATTCTATCTCCACGTAATAGTGATGTAATCGATACTGCATACTTAATTGAAAAGTATAAATTAATGCCAAACCAATGGATTGAGTTAAAGATGTTACAAGGTGATACGTCTGATAATATTCCTGGTATTCAGGGAATTGGTGAAGTAACCGCATTAAGACTAATGCAACAGTATGATTCTATTGAAAATATTTATAATCATCTTAATGATTTTAAGCCTGGATTACAGGGAATGCTTACTAAAGGTAAGTCTAGTTTAGATTTAACTAGACAACTAGTAACTATTGTTACCAACTACAATCTCATTGGGTTAACTAATGAAAGTTTAAATAAAGATACCGAATATGGAAAAGAAATTATGGATATCATAACAGAACTCGAGATCCATTCTCTAATAAATGTGTTCAACTACTCATTGTTAAGTGAACCGATTTATATAGGGAAAAGTGCAATATTTGGAAGTAATGAGGTCTTTGCACTCCCAGAATAATTTATTAAAGAGGGTGCATAAATATATGACTCGTGTAAAAATTCTTAAACATAAAGAGCTTGGACTACTCGAAAGGGATATTAATGAATTTATTATAAATCTTGAAAATGAAGCCTATACTCATGGAGGAAATGATTATAACATAAATAATGTCCAACTCTTAAGCGACTCCTCAGTACCTCAACATATTGCTGTAATTATCTACTCACTCAAAGAGAGTTTTAGATAGACCAGAGTTTAATGTTAGAAAGGAGATGTTCTAGATGGCAATTAAAGGGTTTTATGAATCTTCTCTTATTACCTCTGAAATATTTAATGACCCAGATCATGGTTTAAATAATACTGGAGGTAAAGATTCTGTAACTAAAAAAGCTATTAACTTAATTAAGACTGCTAAAAAATTAACAAATGAAGATATTGAAGCAGCCTATATTTCTGTAAAACAAATTACAGATACTCTTACTAGAGCTGCTATGAAAGCATTTGATGATGAACGTATTGTATTGATCTATAATAACGTTCCAACATTAAGTGTTACTCAAGCTCTTCCATTTATTACCTTTAAAACACCTCGTGGTTATGTCACATATGTATTCGTTGATAAATATATCTCGATTACTAGAGATGGTGTAATGAGTATGCAAGCGCCTGTATTGCGTGATCTATTGACTGGTGCTTTGGTAGCTAATGGTCTAAAGACTCATTATGATCAATTAGCTTCTAATCAGTATCTACAAAAGTTACTGCTTGAAGTATATTGTAAGTTGGTAATTAGAATTCTAAATAGAGAATTCTCTATTGCTGCTGATAAGGTAGTACTTGATACTGTTCAATATTGGATTGGTAGATTCTTCTTGACTAGGATCATGAATGCAAATGATAGTCCTGAGAATCTTGAGATCCTAGCTAAGAAGCATTTCAGATTCATTGATGAGATGAAGTATGCAGAGATCAAGAATATTTATGATAATGCCGATCCTCAAAAGTTTAGTGATCTTTTGGAGTTAATGAAACAAGCAACTCCTAGAATGAGAGCTATTAACTTGATGACCTTCTTATCTAATTGGATTAACTATTACTATATTCCTTCCATGCTTGCTGTGGATAATATTGAGTATTTACTATTCATGATGAATACTCTATTGAATGGTAATAACATTATTTCTATCTCTGCAGCTGACATGGTTAAAGAAGCTAAAAATATTAAAAGCTTCAGAGGGGAACTCTTAAAGTTAATCTGATAAGATAATTTGAAACATAAGGAGGATATTCATTATGGCAGAGCAAATCATTGTTGGAAGTTTCCAGATTCCTGAGGAACTTGCTAAGGAACTATCTGATCTTCTGACTAAACAGACTATTCGTGAGCGTTTACTTCTACAGCTGATTGATGATCAGGTCAAGTATGAACAAGCTGAGCAGATGTTAATTCCTATCACTGCTAAGATTGAAGCAATCAAGATCAAGATTACCAATGAGCATGTACCTGAAGAGTTTAGATCTCCTCAATACATGTGGAACTATGATGGTTGGGAAGTAGCTAAAGATTCTGTATCTGTATATCGTATGGCATATTAAAAAATAAGGGGAGCATGATAGCTCCCCTTATTTTTTTATCAATCCCAATCAGGATCATCTTCAGGAAAATCATCTTCATCCTCAGGCCAGATATCATCTATATATCCACCGGAATAATATCCATCAATAGTAGATTCCATATGGGATTTTAATGATCTCCATGTATCAATTGAAAACCCTTGATTTACTCTAGCTGTGGGGTGACAAGGACAATCATGTTCCAAACAAACTGACCAGTATCCACATCCATGAACCTCTAGATTGTGGTCATATTGTTTCTTTTCATCAATGGTAGTCATTATATAGATCCCCCTTAAACAACTACAATGATTTTACCTCGGTTGTAATCAGGAATATTGGCTTCAACCTTAGTAGTCCTATCTACCAATATTTCAACTACCTCCCAATTCTTTTTAATTTCTGGACATGTCTTTAGTTCTTTTGCAGGGCCCTCCCAAAGAAGTCGATTATCACTCATTGTGATAACCTTGATGTTTCTGTTTTCAGATGCAGTGCCAGGATTATATATAACCTTGCTGACAGCTCTAAGAGTCATTTTACTAGCCTCCCTCATTTCGGTTATTTCGTTATTATGAGCCTTATCGTATTCAGTAATTTTATCTATGATCTCCTTTACTCCAACCTTACCAATGTGATAGAACCTATAGATGTCATCCATTTTATAGGATTTCAAAGCTTCAATTGTTAAGATGTTTCTTCTTACCAATGCATTAAAAGTCATTGTAGACAATCCGAGTTCAGCAAGAGGAGTTCCTTCCATTGGAGCTTCATTACCAGTCAATAGTTCAAGATTCCATGGCCTTCTCATACTACGCCGATTTCTACTTATGATCTCTCGGATCCTTTCTTTACTAACACCGAAATGTTTTCCTATGTAATCATAAGTAAAATTGTATTGATACCTCATCAGTATCATTTCTTGTTCTCTGGGACATATTTTAGAAAATACTTTTTGAATACCTCCGGTTGTAAATGTTTTAACAATCTCATGATTATCATCAAATGCATCAAGTAGGAATGCTCTCCACCAAGGATGTTCTTTCATAAGGGTTACCTCCTATCATAGTCTATAGATAGAATATATAAACTAATAATAGAAAAATACGAAGATGAGGAGGGGATTAACTCCCCTCCTCATTAATTAAGTTTCAATAATTAATACAGCTCTATTCTTTTGAGCAGAGATCCCAAAGATAGTAGTATTCATCTTTGGAGGACATTTTAATTCTCCAGCTTCAATAGCATTACCTACTAATGAATTCCTTAATAGAATTTGATCTCTTTCATATTTCTCATAATCAGTTTGAAACATTTCATGATACTTTAAGAGATTAAATAAATAATGATATTTAGAAGCATCTTGTACACTACATGCTTTAGGATCTATTTCTTTGTAGAATACTTCAGTTATCTTTCCCATTATGGCAACACCTCTTCATCAAAATATAAGAATGGATCTTTTTGTACAATTACGAGAGAGTTATCCTTCTTATCTTTTATTAGAGGGAATAGATTAATTCCAAACGGAAGATTAAAAGAAATATCTTCATCAGTAAATGTTATCTCATCATTCTTATCAAATATGATAATGTAGATGCCTCCACCATCATCAATATTAGGTTTATTAACATTTACAATTGCAGGAAGCATATCTTCATCAATATGAATATTTCCATCATTGTCATATGTAAATACACCACCATTGACAACAGTTTGCTTGATAACATATGTAAGAGCTTCAGGACAAATGATCTTTAAGTTCTTATCCTCATCAAGAGTAATATGGATAAGTGTTTCTTTTTCATCATCCTTAACTTTATAAGGTCTAGGAATGAATCGAGTTAACTTAAAGGATTCTCTTTGTTCCCATCTGTTCTTAGGATCAGGATAAATGTACCCAGCTGAAGTAGGTAATCTTTCAGGCCCTGATAATCTAGTTTTAGTATCAGATTCAAGGAAAGATACACAAGAGCTCATACAAGTCTGGATACACATATTATCACAAGTAGAGAAGCATGCCTGACTACAAGTAGAATCACACCAGTAACCACAATTATTAGTACAGCTAGAGCATCCATTCTCACACTTAACAGAGCATACTCCAATACACATGCCTACACAAGAGTAGCAGAGGTTAGAACATCCACCACATGTTTCAGTACAAGACATGACACAGTTAGTTTCACAACTATGTTCACATGCTGCACTACATGTAATGTTACATTCCTGAGAACATCCAGTAGAGCATTGAGAAGAACACATACCACATTGCCAACCACAGTTGTTAACACAAGTAGTGCATTGTTCACTACATGCATCAGAGCACATAGATGTACAGGAAGTTCCCATACAGTTCAATCTACAGTTGGATTCACATGCGTCACCACCATCTACACCACAGATAGATCTACAACCCCAACCAACACAGTTAGAATTACAGTCAGATGCACAAATGGAAACACACCCACCTTCCATAGAACAACCAACACAGGCTACTTGTCTTGCTTCTCCCTTACAACTACCAGAACATTCGCCAGCACAACCAGTACAAGATTGAGTACAACCAGTTGCACAACCATGTCCACAATTCGTAGTACATTTCCAAGAGCAGTTATCAGAACATTTCTGTTTACATGCATGCCAGCAAGTCTGAACACAATATCCTTCACAAATACCCTGGCAGAGAGCAATACAGTTTAGAGTACATCCACCATCACAACCTCTGCCCTTGCCCGTACGATATCCAGTACTCTTTTCCTCAGCATTATCAATACATCCACCATAACAAGAAGTAGAACAAGAAGTTGTACAAGAGGTAAAACATTTACCCATACACCCGGAGTCCCAACATTCAGTTTTCTTATTAGGATAGAATTGACAGCTATAAGAGCATCCAGTGCAAGAATAAGTTTGGATTTCAATATTATTCTTTGCAGGAATTCCATTCTTACCGCCAGTAGTAGTAATCTTAACTGCCTTAGCTCCAGCTGTTACACATGAGTATCCAGTATTATTCTCACACTTAGTCTTGCAAGAAGAATAGCACATTGTACTACATCCAGTACAAACGTTACCACAGGATGAAGTACAAGCATTACCACATCTACTCCAACATGTAGTAGTACAAGATTCCGAACATTGATTATCACAAGTGACGTAACATAAACCTGTACATGCATTATTACAGTTATTAATTACACCACCATATACTGGACGAGATTGATATTCATTACCTTGTTGAGGATTGCGAGGATTGGTACCAAATCGTTTAGATGATACTCCACCTTGTCTAACTTTAGTTACAATAACATTGCGTTCATTATCTTGATCATGCCAATCTCGTTTAACAGTTTCAGATATGAATCTATTATAAGGATGATAATTATTGTCTCCAGGTTTAGCACCATAGTCGTCATAAAAGTTAGATGGGCCTAAACCTTCATATTGTTTAACCTCTTCACCATCGAACTCCCCAGATGGCATAACATATTCCCCTCTATTATTTGTAGGATATGTTACATTCAATTTAGCATTAGGATAGTTATCATGTAATGAATTTGTTAAACCACCATTTGGATCATTCTTTGTAGGAAAGATATCAGACTCTTTTAAAGGTTTATTTAATGGAGCTTTCTCTGCAGCAATCAATGCATCTTCAATACCTTGAGGATCTCTAAATGCAAGATATTGAACTTCATCTCGTCCATAGAATAGGTTGATATCTTGTATCTTAGCTAGACCAATCAATAGGTTTCGAAGTTCATCTACATTTAATTGAGCTGCAGATGTATTAGGTACAGTAGATTTTCGATCAGGGTTTTGTCCAGCAGGGTTTTCTCCTTGGGCTGGATAATGAACATTCCTAGTTCTTTCAAGAGATCCTTCAGAAGGATTATTGACAGTATAAGTTTTATCATCAACTATAATCTGCCCTCCAGAAGCAGGTATAGTTAATGGTGGACTTTGGTCTTCACCAACTGATGGAGTAGTAAGAGGATCCCACCATCGATAAGTTCCTCTACGTAATATCTCTTGATTTAATCTTTCTTTGAGATCAGTAAATTCTATATTAGAATATAAATCTCTATTCAATTAAATCACCTCCATGTTACTTATTTCAATCATGACTTAATAAGTCGTTCCAGTTAAGTAAATTAGGATAGGGATTTAGAATCCCTATCCTAATCAATCATTTTGTTATTTGATTATAGTGGTATTCACATTTCCTACAATTATAGCAGTCAATTGGACAATTAGATCTGTCAGCAATCCAATTCATAAATGCTTGATAATTATCATCAGTTATAGGAACTCCAAAGAGATTTATAGTTCTAGGGCTTAGAACGAATTTAACTAAAATGTCATATAGATCTTTATTCGAAATCATTCTGGAAGCAATTTTAAAAATATCATAATTATGATATAATAGATCTTCCTTAAATAATCCTATTCTAGATAATTTCATCCAAGGATACTTTTCAAATAAATCTATACAATGTCGTCCACATTTACCATCCTTACCACCTTTATCACCCTTACAATCAAATTCTTCAAACTCCGGAAATTTATTATAGTTATATTCCCTACCAATAATACATCCTTCATTAATAATGATTTTTGCTTTCATTCCAACTTCATGGATATATTCAATTACATCATTATTATTGAAATGAAGTTCGCCAGATATATTTACAACATCTACTCCAGACTCAGCTAGAAGTTTAATCTTGTCGAATGGATTTGTGCGGATTGTTCCATCTCTATCACCCAACCAATCCCAATATCGAACAGAAATATGAACTTCTAATTCTGGAAAATCCTGTTTAATACATTCAGCAATCTTTGGATGAATAACTGTGACACCGGATAATCCGTCGATTTCTCTTGCTTTTTGAACCAGATGCCAATATAAACCAGAAGAATCAAATCGGTTAAGTAATAGATTTCCTTTCATTCCATACTTCTCACATTCACATAGAGTCTTGAATGTTTTATCGGAATCAAACTTATTACCATGAACATCCTCAGTTAGTGAGAAAAAATATGAATGAACAAAATCAGAGAATCCAGAAATTGTATCAAAAAAATCTTGACCTGTAACATTGTATCCTATAGAGAGACTGTTTGGTTTAATTGATACCGAATTCATTTATTTACCTCCTAACTCTATCTTAGAAGCGATTGCAGCACACTCTAATAGTTTAAGAGAATCAAGTTCATCTTTATCAATTACCAATAAAGACCACTCATCAGGAACTACATTCTTTCGTATAGGAAGATCATATTCAGGATGTTTAAGCAATAATCTATTCCAGTAATATACATTAGCTAATGCTTCTGCAATCATCTGTATACAAATAAATGTAGGTCTTTTATTAGGTGTACCAAATACAGTATGGCCAAGTGCAATACAGTTTGCACAATCATTACTCAATGGACATTCATAACAAATATCATTACTGTAACTTCTACGAGTAATTCTGTCCATCATCTGAAGAATTTCAGAATCTTGCTCACGCCCAACAATACCTGTATCAATATGGCCAATACAAAGATCCTTTACATTATCACCAACTGATGTAGGCATATAACGAATACAAGGATAGAACTGGCCATTAGGTCTTAATGCAAGCATCGATCCTTGACCACCACATGGAGCAGAATCATTATACTTAGAAAACATATCTTCCTGTATCTCATTAAAGATAGCAATATAGAGATGCTCAAGATTGTTATCTAAGATATAGTCTGTTAACTTCTTTAATTGTTGATATTCAATTAAAGCAGTTTCTTGATTCCATCCCTCTTCAAAGATACAGTTAATATTGATACATGTCATTCCATTATTAATGAAATCTACTACAGAATCAAATAGGTATTTCATATTAGATGGAGCAAGAGTCATCTTAGAATTACGCTCTGGAGTAAAATGTTTGTTATAATGATTAAGAGCAGCCATGTCTATATCATAACTACCTTCACCGTTAGGCTGAATTCTACAAGCATCATGCAACTCTTTATTACCATCAATTGAAATATTAAAGGAGACATTCTGAGCATAATCATTAAAGAATGCTTGGACATCTGGATTGAAATATTGCATACCATTAGAGCAGATGGATACTCTATGAAGTGTAAACCAAGGATGATCTAACTCATAACATCTCTCAAGGAAATATTCATAAATCTTCCTAGTAAGTTTAATCTCCATTAAAGGTTCTCCACCAATAAATTCAATGATAATGGCAGGAGAATTATATCTGTTAATATATCCATATTTATCTGCTAAAAGATTATCAATGAAAGTTTTAGCTGTTTCAAATGGCATTCTCATTGGAGTTTTATTAAACTGATAACAGTAAGTGCAGTTAAGGGAACATCTTTCTGATGTTTGAAATGTGAAGTTATGAACGAAGACATCTCCATCTGCACCTTTACCGACAACATCCTGATGACGATCTTCAAATAATTCTGGATATGCTTTAGATACTCCATCATTATAAGAATCAGTATTAAATCTAAAATATTCGGTTTTATCAATATTATAGACTTCATCCTCAGGAATACTATTATCAATATACTCAAGGAATTCTTTATTACTTGATACTACTACCATCTTAAACTTCACATAGGTAGTATCGATCTTTACATCTTGTGCTAATATATCTTCTAAGTCATCAAGTTTAAACGGATCCGGAATACCAATAACTTGAGCGATTAAAAGATATAGGAATTCACCGAAAGAATTGTGAAGTTGTCTAGCCTTTTCAATAAACTGATCTTGTAACTCTGGAATCTTATCAAGATCTTTATTATTTTTAACCATATATTTGATCCTAAATAATAATCCATCTACATCTAGAGACAATCTATCTAGTCTATATTCATGAAAAAGATTTAGACAATATTTATCAAACTGCACCTTGTACAGTATAATATCTTTTTCTAGTTTAAATGCATTCATTTTACATTCACCTCTTTGATATATTTTAACTTAATTAAATGGAATGTAAATAATAAGAAAATAAAGTGGTGGGTGTAATACCCACCACTTTATCATTTACTTACGTATTTTCATTGACTGCTAGTCGTTCAACTTTCACATTATCCAATACTCCAACTTCAGATTCATCGACCTGTTGGACAGTCATATTATAATAGTTAGGATATGGACCATCCTCAAGATCCTCTTCCTCATATGGAGGTTGAATAACAGGATACTTATTGATATCCTTAGTCTTTGTATATTTAATCCATACATCAAATGGAGCATTGATACGGTTACCAGTAGAAATGGTTTCTAAATACAAACCATTCTTATCTAAAGTAACAGTACCAAATGTATGACCAGTGATATTAGAACCACCAAGTACAGTCCATTCTTCATCAGGATCGGATTGATACATCCATGCACCACCGGCATCCAGAAGAATAAAACCAGTAGTTGTTGTGATATTCTGAGTAAGTAATAGCTTATGACGCATATTCTCAATACAGCTAATATTACCTGTAAAGCGAATACCATATCCACCATTACCAAAAGAATATTCAACACCAATCAACCAGTTCTGGGTTTGCATTAATTGGATTGATAACCTATCATACCAGGGGTTTCCACCAGGTACATTAGGATCAGGCCATCCACCAATCAATGGACGTAAATAAGTTGCCAGCTGTTCAAGAGTGATATGATTCGCAGTTGGATTTTCAGTATCATGGTCATTACCAATAATGAATCCATAAGGACATTCAATATTCAAGGGTTTAACTGCTCTATCCTGAATATGTTTAGTAGCGACTGCTTTATGAACAATGTGACGCTCATGAATAGCATTATCCCAAATTTCATTCTCTGTAACCCATTCAAGATATGCAAGACGTTTTAATCCTGCAACAGCAATGTCCTCAGACATTGTCATGATATCATTATTTGTATAGAAGCGAATCGTACCATCAGTAGTTCCAGGAAGAATCTTAATGTGATTAATGTATTTAAGATCATCAATCTCAGTCTTAGTATAATATCCTTTTAAGATATTTGACAGAGACAAATTTAAAGCACCATTATCACCTAAGATTGAATCTACTATACTTCCCATCTTAATAGAGAAACCTTCAGTAGTATCTTCAAAGTGATTTTGATTATACTTACTAAAAGTACTAAAAGGAGTGATATCCCAATCGAATGTCTTACCATCAGGATTCATTCTACAAATAGCAATCTCAGGATGAGAAGTTTCTCCATACCTAATGAAATAGGCTTTATGGAAAGTAGTTATAGATGCCCTGGGAAGACTACTGCGTTTTTCTACTACCTTGATATCATCAATCCAATGTTCAATATCAGGTAAAGTCTCTTCGAATTCAACAAGCTTTTTAGCAACAAATTCAACAACTGCTCTCGTAGTAGGATATTTAGTGTGGTCTACATTAGTAGTAGAATTAAACTCAACTACTTTATTCTCAATATTTTCTTTCTTTTCAAATAAAGCAAGATGAGCATTTTCATCATTCAAATGGTTATCGAGAGACTCTAATACAGTTTCAATCTTCTCTTCAACATTACCATTGATTCCATCTACTAATACCCATAACCGTCTTAAACTACCACGGATATCAGCATGTACAGTTGAACTCTGAGATGTATTATGCAACCCAATATAATGTCTAACAAAGGTAGCAAGAACATCATCTTTGTTGATCTGCTCTAAAGTAACATCATGAGGATTATCTGTATTCATTAAATGAGTATATAACTCATCCAAGTTTACCTTAAAATCATATCCTTTAAGAATTTCCATTACAGCTTGTCTTTGAGGATTAGACAAAGGTTTATCAATATCACTCGTATTGTCAACTTTATCAAGACCAATGTTTTTCTTATTCAGAATAACATCGTCCATCATACCATTTACTGAAGTAACTGGAAACTTAATATTTCCTCTACCACCAGTAATGATTTCCTGACGAAGCTCTTCTAGAATAGTTCTAAGATTTTTCTTCGTAGGAGATAGATCATCATATACTTGATCTAGGATAGTACTAGGTAATACATTTTCAGCTTGACTAGTCCTAGGATTATTCTCATCTTCAAATACATATAGATCTCTACGAATAGAACCATTTACTCGACTTGAATCAGCCATAGAGTATATACCTCCTTCTTCATAGATTTTGTTATTTATTCATTATTAATCTCGTTCACACTTATATTACTCGATTATATATTATAACTTAGCATACGAGTATTGTAATGCTTATATTTTAGAAAGGATGTGTTCATATGTTATGTAATCCCGAACGAGTGATATTCGAGTACAAAACTGATGTCATCGACTACGTTACCAAAGGCATGGTTCCCACAAAAAAGAATTTTAATCAAGTAATGGAGAAGGTTCGTACACCCGATGTTATTAAACCTGATCAAGGTGTATATATCCCTGATGGTCTATTTCTGAATTCCGATAGATATTCCTTTGAGGATATTATGCAAAGGGTTTATAAGAATCGTGTTCGTAATCGTAACATTGGCCTCGGTGTTGCTGGTATTGTTGTTGCTGGTGTACTCATTGGTTGTATGTTCGGTGGGTCTAATCCTGATCCTACTCCAATTGAAAACCCTAAATCTGAAGTAGTTGATTAAAAAATAAAGGTGGGGTTCATTGCCCCACCTTTATTTTTTATTTCATGTCGTAAACTTCGTCAAGCATCGTAGCATACACATCACAACCAAGACATTTATCACAGGTTACACATTCAACAATAGTGGTCAACTCGTTATTATGTTCTGGACAAGGATATTCAACTTTATTTGGATCCATGTATGTTTCCTCCTTTACACCATCGGCGCTCCAGTAATCTCAGACCATTTAGCTGCGTCATTCATAACTTTATTTGAATAGCTCATATTACCAGTAATATGACCAGCATTATAGATATTCAATGCTAACATCATATCACCATCACACTTCTCTAGGTTACTAGATAAGTACTCTAGTCCATCATGTATTTGCTGAGCAGGTTCGGTATATACATCAAAATATTTATGGTTTAACTGCATCAAACCATAACAACCAGATTGAGAACCAGCAGTAGTGATGAAATCACTTTCCACATCCATAAGTCCTAATGCAATAGCAATTGGTATACCAAATTTATCACAATGATCAATTGTTGCTTGCATTAGTTCCTCACTTAGTGGAACTGAACTAAAGTCATATGTCTCTGTAATACTAATTTCATTTAGTGATGCAATTGGGTATTCAATTGATACCACTATAGGTTCAGAGACAACAGGCTCTTCAACTATTACTTCTTCAACAACCACTGATTCGGTTAATACTGTTTCAATTTCCACATTTTCTGCCTGTACCTCGGCATGCTCATGCTCCATAATCTCACTGATTATAATCTTTTTTTCAATACTTTCTACAAATTCTTCTCTTATTGGATTAACAGTATTAACTACTATCTCAGCCATTGCTCTTGGGTTATTGTTTAGAAATGGTTTCATCATAAATGATACAGCAGGTGAGACTACATTAGATACAACATCATGAGGGATCTCTAAAGCATATCCTGTCTTGACCACATTGCTACTCATGTTGACTGCCATTAATACAATAACTGCTACGACGATGCATATTCGTTTTATAAGTTCTGAAATGTTTCTCGTATACATAATAAATTCATCTCCTATAAATACTTATAATCATTTTTCGCAAGGCAATAAAGCGATATAATAGTCAACGCTGCCCACATAAGGCAACTTTAATATTATTGTTATATAGGTAATAAAAAATATGATAAGAAGGAGCATTTAGCTCCTTCTTATCATATGTAGGTTAGCAGCTAATACTGCGCAGCATATTCTCTCATTCGGTTACCAGCAACTCTATCTCGAAAGACTAGAGCTGTATTATCATACCTGTATCCTTCAACGATATACATGTTTTCAACATTATCATCGTAAATCTTTAGGTAGAATGTGGCGAACTTGAGAATTATCCCTTCCTGAGTACCACGAGTCTTTATTACTTCACATGGATATTTGAAGTAAGAAGCAATCCTATCTTTTTCTTCAGTCAGATACATAGGTCATCACATCCTTTTTTATGATGTGGTTAACCTCGTCTTGCTACCTCTATACCCATGGAAACCTCTTCAACATCTACGTCATTGAGGTTATCATTTTCATATGATTTATCATCTTTAGAATTTTCATCTAAAGAGATATCATAGATTTCATTCTTTTTCATCGTGGTAATCTCCATTGAGATAATCTGTTTCTTAGCCGATTACCTTACCATTGGGATCCTTGCGGACCTTGGACTGCAGATGAGCAGGAACAGGAGACTTAGCACGAATCTGAACACTATCCTTAGTAGTGATAGTAGCAGAACCCAGATTCTGCTGAGTCTTAGGATCACGGATCTGAATTTCCTTAACCTTACCAGGAACATTAGCAAGGTAAATGCTACCAGACACATTAGCCTGTGCAGGAAGATCAAACTTCTTACCAGCCTTCATCTGCTCCATTACGATGTAAGGAATGGCCTCAGCCAGACCCTTAGTGCAGATATCAACAGTGTCGAGAACAGCAGCCTCGGACTTCTGAGGATACTTGGCACTTGCAACGGTCTTCTTCAGGTCGGAACGAATCAGTTCACTCAGGTTAACCTCGCCGTTTACCTTGCCGTCCTTGCCGTAGGTCTTTACCTTGAAGGTAGTATCGTTTACCAGTGCATTAACGGTATCAGAAAAACCAACCTTGCTGAATGCACCCTTACCGGTCATAACCTCGTCGATCTTACCTTCGCCCTTGATCTTGCCTAGAGTCTCGTTGACAGTTTTCATGTGAGTATTCCTCCTTAGATTAATAGATTTCCATGTTAGGGATATCTTACATCTTCAGTATATTGCTGAAATATTTTTAATATACGTATTGGTCCCGAAGATGATATAATATTCCTTACATTTCCTTGTAATAATATATAAATAAAATTATTAAGTCCAGGGGAATCCCCTGGACTTAATAATGAAGTATTATTTCTTCGGATTACTCCGTTCTAACCCACGTTGTACCTCATTAGTGATATCTAGAACAAGAGCATATTCATTAGTAATCTCAGCGATTTCTTCACTGAGTGCTTTAAATTTCTCTTTGAGTTTATCCGATTCTTTATATACTTCTTCTATAGAAAGATTACCATCGCCAATATTAGAATTCTTTAATATATAAATATTGGTATCAAGAATAAGAATCATCATATCTTGAATCAATAGTTCTCTTTCTTTTTCTTTTTGGGCTAGCTTCTGCTTGAGACTTTTCTCTCTATCTATAAAAGTCGTTTGTTCATCAATTTTACTTATAACTTTATCTTGCTTCTTTTGGATGATTAGAGTAATAACTGAGAAGACGCCAGTTATTAGTGCAATGATAACAGTGGAAAGATATTGGTCCACAACGCATCATCCTCCTTTCATTTATAAAATTTGTGCATAGACATCACCTCACTTGTTGGGAAATAATATCCTGCACTTGGGCGTTGATGGCTTTATATTTATTAATAAGGCTAAACCATCTCCAGTATATAATACTACCTAACATCACAAAACTGAGAATCATAGCAACGTAAGATACAATACTAAATGCATTAAGCATGGTATCTATTTTAATGTCAGTATTATATACTAGCAAATACCTAGTACCATCCTCGAAGTTTAGCCATTTGTAGTTAATTATCATGTTAACGCCGTCTGGTCGCAGGTCTATATGTCCATTATCCCTAGAATTAAATATAGGCCACCAGTTTTTAAGTCCATTAATATCTTCATGCATATCAAGAATATTACCAAGCATAAGTTGATATATTTCTTCTTGATCCTGGCCATACATAGTAACAAATTGTGTAGAGTCATGATGGAATTCAACTATAGGCCAGCCGATTTCTTTATATGCTTTAGCTGTATCTTGATCATGAATAATCGCAAGATTTCCAGCCGGGGATGCACTGATTGCACTATATCTATGTACCATGGATTCATACATAGTCATATATGACAGACATACGATGATTCCTAACATTAGTAATATTTCATATCTTATAAAACCTAATTTACCTTTAGATTTTATCTTCTGTGTGGAATTCTTTTCGTCCATATAGGATAACACAACCTTTCTGTGTAAATTTTTTTGAGCATTAATATCTCCCACTCACTAGCTCATTCTGAGTATTTTTTGTTGTCACTTCATATCTTTTAACAGTACGTCTATAATCTATTAAATGTAATCTGATTAAAAGAACAAATACCAATACTAGAATGAGATAACACATGAGTTGGAATACCCAAAGATATCTTACAAGTTCAACTGAGCTATACACTATAACTAGTCGTTCGTCTCCATGATCATTTTGAATCCATTGAAAATGTATCTCTTCTTTATATTCTTCTGTCTCAATTGTAGTTCGTCCTTCGACATTTTCTGTTAGCAATTTAACAAGTTCTGGATGATCAATAATGTTATCGCTATGAATTGGATTTGCATCATTAAATTGAATTGCAAATAACAATTCTAAATCAGCGTTATACATTTCAATCATCTTACACGACCCAGGCCGATATTTAACAATTTCTTCTGCCAACATGTCACTTTCAGGATAAATAATATCCTCTTGTACAAACATTGCTCCATTCGCCGATGATTCTAGTTCTTGAATCTTGTTCGTCGTGTACCCATTAAGGAAAACTACACAGAATGCAATAAGGACGATCAATAATGTTTCCATATTAAAGATCGAACGTTTCGGTGTCGGTTTCATTTTTATACATCTCCTTTACTTTTATTATATTTGAAATTTGACAGAGGTCACCTTCCACTTTATTAATGTGTCTTAAAAAATTAAATAGAGGGGCTATACAAGCCCCTCTATTATTTATTACTTATCTTGCGTATAATCTATAAATTGCTTCGATAGAATCATTCTCAGCTAGAGCAAGACTAGGACGAGTAAAGTGGGTAAACAAACGAAGAGATTCATAATCATTCTTATCCACATTATACCAACCACTTACCAGACCAAATTCATTTACTCTAGGACTAGCATTACTAGAAGTAAAGAAACCTCTACCATCATATTCACTTACGGAAATATTCATTTCAACATAAGATTCAATTGCCATAGAAGAAGTAGATGCAAATACTGTATCATCCACAATAGTTAATTCATTAGGATTATCAGTTACCCAACTATGTACAATTCGAGGAGCAGGATTATCAAACTTTTTAACATAGTAAGAAGTAACAGTAGATCCAGCACCTACCCCATGGAAAGAATCAACTTTACCAAAGTACTTACCTTCAGGCATAGGATAACCATCATTGCTCATACGAAATGGAATAGCTCTAAATAAACTACGTCTCTTATAGTCAGGAGCAATAGCAGTCATGTTATCTTCACGGGCGCCACCATCACCGATCATAAAACCAAAAATGAAGTTCATTGCAGAAATATTAACAGGACCATTCAGAGGAACATTGATGCCATTTAAGTTAGTCTCTGCATTATAGTTGAGAGATTGATATTCAGATCTTTGAACACCAATCTTCATCTGAGGAGCTTCGTCATTTAAGTCACCAACACGGAGAGTACTTTCCTTATCTAATCCAATATTGAATAACTTATTAAATGCGAATTGGTAACCACCAATGGGAACAATGTTTTCATCTCTGTATAAAACTTTATCAAATTCAGTTCTATATGCAGGGTTACCATATGGATCAATAAATGGAATCTCTTTTTTACCGATACCAAAGATTACTTCACCACGAAATCCACCATTATGAGTATCAATAGTAGACACTCTGTCTTTCATTTTAATTAAACGACTCATGATATCATTCCTTTCTATACTTATTAAATAAATTTTAATTTTAGGTCAATAATATAACTACTTATACATATTTCTATGAAAGGAGTTATTGTCATGATTGATGATGCTAACACTAAACGATACCTTTGTAAGTATAAGCTACCAACCATGGTACTTATGATGAAAGATGAAAAAATTGAACTGGATGCTACTAATATTCTTTCAGTTGAATATCTCTGTGATTATGAATTTAATATCAGAGCAATCCTTAAAGTTGTATTACGATTAGATATACGTAAGAGACTTTGGATACTTAAAAACAAACGTGATATTGTATGCAAGTTTGAATTGAACAAAATCGGCATGGATGTAGATACTGAAATGTTCAATACATCTCCTGAGCTTGTATGGAACTGTGAATTCTCTATCTATCTGAACGATGATGATGAATCTGTTGACGTACAAGCTATGGAAGCACGTCTTGAACAGAATCAGAGTGAAGATTTCCAACTCAATGATCTTGAGAGTGAAAACTATTATGAATCTCAGAACATTGTACCGCTATACTTATTCAATCGTGAATTATTAGATGCATCCAATAAAGTATACAACGAAGTGTATACTGAAAATACCATTCAACAATTCATTGGTCGTTTACTTACAGCTACTAAACATAAAAAAGTGTTAATGAGTAAAGCAGAGAATGATGAAGTATATAAAGAATTAATTATGCCTGCTCATCCTGCTTATAAAGCATTAATCTATATGGACCAATACTATGGAATCTATAAGAAGGGTGCAACTATCTTTTATGATATAGACACCCTATACATACTCAATAGTGCTGGCGATAAAGTAACTGCTAAACGAGAAGGTGAATGGGTTGAAACTACTTTTGTAGTTACCTCAATCGAGAATACAGTTCCTGGTAACGGTATGATTAGAAAGGAAGGAGAGAAAGTAAACTACGTTGCTCTATCAGATGCTGATATTAGTACTCAGAAATTTACTGAAACTAATAACGAGCATATTGGTAGTGAAGCTAAAGTAGTTATTACTGATGATACAGCCATTAATATTGAAGATGCAGATCAATCTTATATCAATCAACGTAATGAAACGATTGTCTACAATACGAAGAGTGATAATAAATACAATGCTGATATTATGAAAGCACGTATGGAAGAGAATGAAGTTATCTTCTATATTAATGGTGAGAACTGGGATATTAGTGCTTTCTCTCCTAATAAGATCTTCCAGTTAGTATTCGATGAAACTTTAAAGCAAGAAAAGTATGGTAAGTTTAAATATCGTATTGCTTATGCATATCATTTCTTCTTAATTGAATCTGAGGGATATATGTCTCCTTCTTCTCGTATTGCATTAAAGAAATGCTCTACTTAAACAATGAGAGTTAGGGATTTCTTTGCTCTAGTAATTCCTGTATAAATCATTGACTTAAGTATTGCTGGGTCTACATCGTTAACTGGATCAAGAATCATTGTAACTTTATCCCAATGACTCAATCTTGCAAGTGATGGTGTTAATGCATATGCATATTCCATCTGTACATATTCATCAGGAATCTGTTGTTTAGAATTGTAAATTATTCTGTTAAGATGGAATCTATCTAAAGTTAAATCTTCAAAAGGTTCAAAGTAAAATTCAGGTTTAAACTCAAAATGTACAAATCTTGTACTTTCAGCATGTTTATAAATCCTGGTAATATTTCCTACTACACCTCTACGTAGATAAACTTTAATATTCTTTTCATCTTGATTTACAATCCGATGTCCATACATATCACTTGTAACAATTAATCTCTCATTAGGAACATTGACTGAGTCTTTACATTTCATAATTCGATCTCGATACATTCGATTTACATTATGTCTTAATCCATCAGTAAGAGTGATATTCATATCAGAGGATTTAAGATTGTAAAGATTCATCTGTTTACGTTGTACAACTGTAACATTATCATAGCTACCAGGTGTAAAAGTTTCATCCTTAAGAACTTTATGAGCAAAGTAATTTAAAGGATTACGAATGTAATCAGGATGAGGTTCTCTTAGTATTATATTTGGATCATGAAAATATGTATAAGAGTCCGGTGCTGGCAACAGCATCGGATCTCTTATCAGTATTATCGGCAATCCAAAAGAACAGAGATCAGTCAATGTTCTTTCATTTAATAATACTGAGTCAAATACCACCATCAACTTATATCGTTTATCAATCTTTTTTCTTACTTCCTTTTTCCATTCATATTTTAATTCTTTAGAAGTATGATTGATAACTGGAAGTGTATCAAAATCTACTATACGTGTGTAATTATATATTATTCCATTGATATAGTATGTATGGTAACGTTTCGCTGCCATTTCTAGAACTTGCTTCTGGTTATATGATAAATACATAACTTCTCGAGGATCAAATTCTTCATCATCAATAAACTTCTGAATTAGATCCCAAACACCAGTACCTACAACTGCTGAAATTTCTATGATCTGGTGGTTATATTTACGATACCATTTTTCAAGTTTAGAAGAGGCAACGTATTGGTCATTAGTCAATTGTGACATAACTAATACCTCCCTTGCATATTTATTAAAATTATATTATGACGTTATTTTATTTATATAAATTATGGAGGAATGTAAAATGAGAAACTTTGACAAACTTATGGAACTAAGTAGCCCAGAGGAGTTTGCATATGTGTATAAACAGCTGCAACAATATGCACTTTATGCAAATGGAAGACTCTTGAGTTCGTCTGTAGATGATTTCATTGAGTGGTTACGTAAAGAAAGTGATACTACTGATGAGCAGCTATTTGATTCCAAAATTAAGAAATGCTCTAAATGTGGAAGTCTTCCAACTCTTATAACATATGAAGATGGAAGCTTCGGCTATCACTGTTATGGATGTGGTCATGTTAATTATGATCCTTCTATTGTACATCGTACTGAGTTGTCTGCAAGAGTCGCATGGAATTATTAAAGGAGGTATAACATATGTGGGTTAACAGTCAAAACAAAGAAACTATTGTCAACAAACCAGATTTCAATCGAGCAATGGTAGATCCAACCAGTGATCCTGGAAGATCTACTAGTAAGGTTATTACACTTTGCGGTAGTATGAAATACTGGAATGAATTCTTAAGAATAGGAGCCATTCTTACTGAGCAGGGTCATATTGTGCTCACTCCATTCAGACAACCTATGAGTGAAGATATGACTCAAGAAGAAAAAGAAACCCGTCATAAGAAGTTACTAGATATTCAGTTCAAAAGAATTGATCGTTCTGATATGATCTTTGTTATCAACAAAGAAGGTTATATTGGAAATAGTACTCAAAAAGAGATTGAGTATGCGACCAGTCATAAATATATTGAGATTGAATATCTTGAACCTATCCAAACTTTCCCTGTTGTGACATTGATTGGCAGTGGTAAATTCAAGAATACATTTGAGATGGTTGAAACTACTCTATCTCAAAAAGGATTTATTGTATTGACACCTGCTATATTCAAGCATCCTCTATTCTTCACTCCTGAGTTCGCACTAACTCCTTCTCAACATAAAGTTTATGATGAACTTCATCGTCAAAAGATGCTTGCATCTGATTATGTAATACTTATTGCTGAAGATGGGTATGTTGGTGAGAATACTCAAGAAGAGATTGATTTCTGTAAACTTAGAGGTATTCCTGTTAAACACTATGAGGAAGTATTGTCTCATGAAAACAATCATAATGAATCACAAAAGGAGGAGATCATAAATGAATGATGATTACAAGAAGATTGTTAAAAAAGTAAACAGTGATACTTATAATGAATTTATGGAGTTTATTAGATACCTATTCAGGTATTCTAATAATGGTGCAATTCATATAATTCATAAATACATTACTGAAGATAAAATTGATGATATCTATAAGAAGAAAGTTTGTGAACTTTCTGACGATGATCGACTGAATCTATTAATTCATTGGGCTTTCCAGAATGGTGGTATTGATAAATATAGGGAAACCCCATTTAGTATCATTGAGCATATCACCGATGCAGAACTTGTTCAGGAATTCAATAAACGTCTTATGGATAAACATAGTTCAGTTGGTATCAAGTTTGAAGCTACTTGTGGTCTTAAAGTGGAGGCAGAATAATGAAAATAATCGTAGATGAAATACCTGAAAACCCTCATGAATGTTCATTTCACAATTATTTCACTGATCCATTTACTAGGAGCATTGATAGTTGTATGCTTTCTAGAGAGCCATATTTCGAATGTAAAATAGGTAAAGAAGGATTTGAGTGTCCCCATTTGATGAAATTTAAAGCTCATGCCTTCAAGCATCACTATCAAGGAGATTCAGTTATTGGAGCAACTGATATTCCTGTATATTTAGGAGAAAAGTAAATATGAAATTTATTGTCACTGAGATGCCATCTAAACCAGATGATTGCTTCTTCTATAAAGTATCACCTGATACTAGGAAAGGTGAATGCGGAATATCTCGAAATAGGGATACATGTAAAATTGGAGAAGATGGGTTTACATGCCCATATCTCCAAAAGTTTAAAGCAAATATGAAAGAGCAAATCCAGCAAAATACATTTAAGGTTGTACCTATAACACTTGAGGAGGAATAATAAATGAAAGATCTGAACCAGATGTCCGCTAGTGAGTTATGTTCTAGACTACTCATAATGTGGGGTTTAAATGAAATGAAGCCCGGAACCCAGAAATATATCACCAATGATGAGGATGAATTCATCTCTAAGATTATCTTTAAGAGAACCGAGGCATATGATGTAAAGATTCCTGTTGAACTTGGATATATCATTTCAATGTGTTCTGGTGGCAATCCTGGAATGGCCATTGTCACATACTATCATATTCTTGAAACAATTTTTGAAAATAGAGGTGCCATCCCTTATGGATATGCTATAACTCCATCTGATTTCTCTTTAACATATCCGATGTCATTTCCATTAAGCATTATTCCAGAGGAAAACAAAAAGCTTGAAGAAATGTGGGATTCCCAAAAGGATGAACGAGGAGACAATATGGTCGATAAGATTTCTTATTGGGATAAATTATTTAAGGAGGAAGATTAATGGATCCTGATGCTATTATTGATGTTAGGATTAGACCTAACCATGATGATGAATATCAATGTAGTATCACAGATATGTTTGATCTATATCAGATTTATCAGTCTGAGTTGGGACCTCCATATGATCAGTGGATGAAAACATATATGATGCCTCCTGAAGATCATTCTGGTAAATGGTACATTCCTTTTAGAGTTCCTGGAGCAACTAGAGGGTGTATTGAAGTTATACCTAATGGAAATCTTTGGGAAATCATCCATATCGAATTCTATAAATCTACTGCAATTGTAGATGAATGCGCAATTGGTTGTTATAAAGCAGATGTGAAGGATTTAATTCCTTCATTCATAGGAAACAAGATAAATTTCATAGGACATAATCCGGAGGAGGAAAGCAAATGTCAGCTATAACGCATGTTGGAAATAAACTTCTCATCATACGAGGTAAATGGAGAGGTTGGATTGCAGAAGTAAAGGAGATTAAACATCTTCCTTGCGGTCTCATTGACTATGTCATGGAGATTGATGACAGTGATGAAGATACTGTCAATAAGTTAGAGATCACTGTTCAAGCTGAGGATTGCAGAGAGTATTGTCCTGGTAGTATTAATCTCGAAGATCGTTTCGATATTACCAACTATCTCTCTGTAAATGAGATGAAAGATGTTGCTAGGAAGATATATGAATCCAAGGTAAATTCATTCTTGGATGATGTATTCAATAACCGTAGTGATTTTTGTGGAAGTATTCCTGTACAGGTTCTCAAAGAGATTGTTGACAAATATGCAGCAGATATGATTAATGAGTATCATGATCAGATGATTGAGATATTCCGTAAGACTATCACCGCAGATGTCCCTCTCGTCGGTGATGAAGATGCACAGTGTTTCGGTAGAGGAATTCAGTGGGCTCTCGAACGTACAGCTACTAATTATATTGAAAAACATCCTGAAGAGATTACTGAACTCATGAAGGATGAGATTCATAATAATGCAAGAAGAATGACAATTGAAAAATGGTCCTATAGCATGAGTAAATCCATTGAGAATCTGGCAAAGGAACTTGTCAATACAGGATTAAACATAATTCCTGAAGAGAGTAAGTAAATAATATTGGGTGAGGGACTGTCCCTCACCCAATATATTATTTCTGATTAGGTATATTTTTAGATCTCTCTTTTTCTTTAGCATTAGCAAGTTTACCACGACTGATACCAATAATCTTATCAAGATTTTCATTAATAGTATTGATATCTAGTAATATATACTTAATAAAGTTTCCAATAATCCCAGACACTTTAGAGATCTCAAGAATTGTATTAGTTAATATATACTTTGCATGACCGCTAAGATGATTATATGCTTGATTTACTTCAGTGGAATGAAGCTTCTCACCGATAGCTTGATGAAGATCTTCTATTTCTTTACGTTTAGCTTCAAGATCTTCTATAATTTTAGCTAATGCCTCGGTATAAGAAGCCTCATATTTCTTACCATAAATATCAGTAAACTTAATCATCTTTTCTGCGCCAAAGTAAATATTAACATTAGTTTTATCTCGAAGATCAATTATAGTACGTCTAAATTCAGTATTCTTAATATGAGCAAACTCAGAAGACATCTTCTTACATGTCTTTATATCATTTTCACTAACAACTAAATCGTGAATCTTATCTTTAACTCCTTTACCATCACTCTCAGCTTTACGACGATGTGTAAGAGTTGACCAGAAATCCCCTTTAGAAAGGGATGAAGCATATCCAACATATGCTATTAATCTACGCATCAAGTGATGGTTATATATCAATTCAATATCAGAAGCAGTGACATGTAGAGTTATATTACCAGAAATTTTTGCTCTTACATCAAGACTTAAGTCACTTATTTTAGCACCTAACTTAAGAATCATTCTTGGAATATTAGATATCTTATTTAAAACATACTTTAGTGCTTTGGCAATAAAACCAATTGATTTAACAGCTAAATCCCAAGTAGCTTTAATCACATTTGCATTACCAGATACAACGTCACCATATACCTTAACTACATCTTTGGTTGTATCAACTGTATTTTTCTTTACTGCACCAAAGAACTTACCTGCATTAGGAGTTGTATCATTAACCTTTTCAGTGATAAGACTTTCATTGAATAAAGTATCCAAATAATCCAATGAATTAGAAAACTCTTTGAATTCTTTACTATTAATCATATTATGAAGGATAACATCATCAACCATCGTTAATGAAAAAGACGTATTCATAACAAAATCCACCTTTCTATTATATTAAATATATTGCATTAACTTCGAGTTCTGCTGTAATTATATATTCTATATATAACACAGATGCTAAATAAGGAGGTTAATATTTATATGAGATGTATTGATAGATACGAAGAGTATCATAATCAAGGCTTTGATAAGATTATATTAGACATCCGGAAGGGTGTTATTAAAGCAGGTCGGTATGCCCATATGGTTAAAATCGATAAAAAGAAAATTATAAAAGATAAGGAGTTGTTCACAAATGGAAGAGAAGAAGATTAAAATCCCTGCAAATGTAAACAATGATCTGAAGCTACGAACAGGACTGGGAGATAAATATGATCCCATTAAACAAAAAGAGAATCCCATTACCGAAGATGGTAATAAAAATAAGGAACAGCAACTGGAGTATTTTACTGAATAAGATACTCCATTTTAACAAGAAAGGAGTATGATAACTTGAAATCTGATAGTATAGGCTTAAAATTCAAAAACAGTACTGAAGAACACGTTAGTAGTATTTTATACAATATTGTGATGGAAGTACGCAAAGAACTTGCAAAGCAATATAATGTATATCGAGGAGAGTGTGAAAACTATACAGGGTTATGTGACATGTCAGTTGACTTACTCATTCTCAAATTAAGAAAATATGCTGAAGAGCATGATATGAGTATTGATTGTCATGGAATTCATGGTGAACAAAAACATTCTCCTAGACTTAACTCTTGTCTATGGCCTGTTCAACATACATGGGCAGTAGTAAAAATGATGGGAGTTACTATGTACGTAGATCCAACTTCTAGTCAATTCAAGAGAATGTATTACTATATTCCAGATTTCTATATCTCTACTCGCAAACCAAAATGGTATTATCCAGATTCTAAGAACATTGCTTTCAAACCAGTGTTTAGGTTTATCAATAAACATATTAAGATTCCAGTAACAAAATTCGATTATACTGGAACCTATAAACTTCATACTTATAAAGAAGGAATCATCGAGTGGTTCCAATATGAAGTATGGGGAAGGATATGTGATTCAAGACGTAAACAGGAACGTAGGCATGTTAGGCAGTTATAAAAATATAGAGCCCGATGATTCGGGCTCTATATTTTTTTGTTTTATTCAGCATTATAAGATTCGACAAAGTCTTGCCATCCATCAAGGTCTACAGGTAGATTCTTTATATTAGCAGTACCTTTTCTTATTCTCATAAGGATATCATGCTCCTGATCCCATCTACCTGTACCAGGATCACCAGTATACCAAGAAGGATGTTGACCATCCGGATCAATAGGCTCTCCATTCTTAAAGAATTTAATTTCATCACTCATACAAATGGATCCCATTGTAGTATCCCTAGTCTCTGCTGCAAATCCATATCCAATAGTCTGTGTGAACATTTCAGATCTATCTTTTAGAATAAGATGATACTTCATCAAATGTTCTGTATCATATAATCCAAAAGATGCATCATGATCTTTATTTGCGAACATAGTAAATCTAATAGTAAACCCAAGTTCATCGAATAACTTAAACATATTAGAATTACCACCAGCATCAGACTTGTCTCCAAATACATGTCTCATACTAACTCTAGCTAGATTAACCATTGTAGATTTAAATCTATTAATAAGAGTTACTAGAGGTTTGAAGAATAACTCTTGACCAACTACTGACTGTTCAAGATACTTCATATGGATACTTAGTTCAGTTTCAACAGCGAGGACTATACGAAGAATATCATTCATCCAAGCTTCTTTGTTTCTATTAAATCTATCATCTTTTGTTAGAAGATCATAGAGCTTCTCATTCTTGCGATAAAGATATTCTAGATATGTTTTAGGAGGAACAGCTAAACCTTGCATATCCATTTGAATTTTATCTTTAAGAATATTCTTAAAGATGCCAGTTCTAATAGCAGGAGGTAACTTTTCACCAGCTTCATATTGTTTACCGTTGCTTCCTAAAACTGGAGTAAAGACTTGGAAGTATGCACTGTTTAACATTTCCTCATCAAGTAAATCAATTAACTCGAGAGCTTTATTAACAGCTTGCTGATTTATCTGCCAGCCAATCTCTCCATCTTCATAATCCATAAATACTCTAGAACCATCACGGTTAGTTAACTCTCTTAGATCGGGATGATTTAGAATATCATAAAAATATACATATCCTCTATCATCAATACCGTATGGGGTATCAAGAGTAATATGGATCCACCAATCAACAGGAAGATTTCTGGCAAGGAATGGATTACTATAACGGGTATTACTTACAGTTGGACTATACTCATCAATAGTAATAGTTGTACCATTCATATTATGAGGATAAAAATGTCTAAATGCAGTCATCTCATCCTCAGTAAGATTATAGTTCTTCCTGATTACTTCTATGGGAAGTTCAAAATCTGCTAAGAATGGATTCTTATTAAGGTCATATGTATACATAGCCCTATAGATATTTTCATACTCAATATATTCTTGACGAGTATCTGCAGAAGCAATCTTTCGTTCAATCCATTCTCTCATTGGATACATTACGTCATTATATAGACGATTTATATCAGAAGGAGTTCTGACAGTTAGATCCTCTATAAATGACACAATTCTTTCCTTATCAAGATATTTACTGCTATTGATATATTCAGTGAATGAATCAAAGTCCATATCAAAGTTGAATCCAGCAGTTGCAAGTAACCCAGATTCTTCTGAGATAATTTGACCAGTCATCCCACTATTCATACAAGTAGCAGAAATAATGAATACCATGATATCAAAGATAGAAACTGTTTCAGTGCCTAATATTTCTGGTAATTCAATAAGAAATGTATCGGTAAACTCTTTATTATCAAGAATCAATCTAGGGAAGTAAATTGATTCAAATAGATATTTGATCTGTTGGATTACTGCTTCCATCATAATATACTTAGAATCAGATACTGTGTAATTACTTTCTTTCAGTATCTTTTGTGTATCAGGAAGATCCCACCATGTTGGGTCTCCTGAAATAATATCTTTGTAACTATGAATAGGAGCATTACCATTACTGATAGTATCATACGGATTTTCATCAGTTAATCCAATCTGAATGAAATAAGGTTCAGAATCGTTCTCAGCTTTGAAGTTATTATCTTTACTGAATTTCTGACCCTTCATCATCAGTAGTTTACTAAACTCAATATCTTCATATCCAAGAATCTCTACGAGTTTATAGTAAACTTCATTCATACCTTTATTGAGTACTAATGTAGGTAGATTGATAACAAGGTTACGTCTAACTTCATCAGTCATCAATAACTCATCTGGAATTTTATACATAGATAAGATTGTATGAATAGCTGAGTCATCTAGGAACTTTCTAGCATTCGCAAATTCTAATCCCTTGTTTGAAATCTGCATCAATGTGAATGAAGTGATTAACACACCCATGAAGGTTCTATAGTTTGTATATAGATCTTCAAATTGAGGATTATAAAGTGTAGTCATTACATATTCACGATAATCTGCATATAATGAAGAGAAAACATTTATCAGATTAGGATTGATGTCAGATCGATTTAATGGGTAACGAATGATTTCGAAATCTTTAGCTCGACGAGCAGTAAATGTATCAATCTTATACATTCCAAGATACTTCAGATATTTTTTATCAGGGTTAGCTGCAAGTACTTCCTGATATTCATCAGTACCCATATAGTTATTCTGAATCAATGGAGATAACATATGTAAAGGATCAGTTGATGCATGAAGCTGATTCCTCATAGGTTCAGATAAGTATATGAATTCTGACGGAGGAGTTCCATGTGGAGGTAAACCATTTAGCATTCTATAATAATCATTCTGCTCTTCATAAGAATCTAAAAAGGCTTGACGTCCACGTATCAATAGAATGTTACGGAAATCAAGAGGAACGTTATGAGGATTATTCATCCAATAACGAACATTGTTAAGCTTGACATTCGGTAGAACTTCTTGGAACATATCGGTAGTCCAATACTTCCTATATGTAGTATAAGTATCTTGTTCCATTTTAGCCATGACCCACATCTCAGCCATATCTCGACTGAATTGTGTTTCATTATCATCAGCTTGTCTCTGATCCTTGATTTCCATAAACTCTAGAATCTTTTTAATATCTGAAAATAAATCCTGGAGTGGATCCATTTGTCTCGATTCAATATTCGAGTACATAACATTCACTCCTTTCAAAAATTAAATGATTTCTAATTTGTACGTTTCATCAAACTGACCTTTCGCAATCATATCTTTCTCATTAAGATTTAGATTCCTAGGATCATATGTAGGAACCGGACAATTAGGAAGTTCCTCTCCAGTTTCACTATGAATAGCTTTGAATCTCACATCACGAGTAGCTTGATTTAATTCAACTACTACTCGATGAGGAATAGTCTCATATTCAACTGAAGCATTTAATTTTAGATTATCAGGACCTTCCCATGAATCAGGATCAAATTCCTGAATCTGAACAGAAGGAGCCATAGGATTATTAACTGGAGAAGCAGTTGCCATTACAGGTGTTGCTACAGCAGTTGCTACTGGAGGAGTAGGAGACCAACCAGGTTGTGCTTGAACAGGCTGCTGTACCTGAGATAATGAACTCATACTTCCCATAGGTTCATCAGCGAATAGACTAGAAGCAATACCAGAACCCATTAATGCTAAATCGGTAGGTAATCCAGTACCACCATTAGCTGCATCCTCTTTACGCTGTTTAATATAAAGCTCTGCAATAACCTTCTTAAGATTACCAATCTCTCGAAGTACACCAAGAGAGTTAGAACGACCAGCATTAATAACACTAGCAAGTTCTACCATAGTCTTGTTAGGAGGCATTGCATCCTTAGTAGCAGGGCCAGCCATAGTGTTAAATCTCTTCTGAAGATCTGCAGTAAACCTATTCTGATCTGCTACAATAGATCTTAACATTTGAAGCTCAGGAGCAAATTCTTTACTATAGTTTTTCTTCTTAGCTTTCTTCTCTTTGGGGATTAATACAGAAGAATCACTTTCTTCATCAATCCATTTCTTATACTTCTTCTTAGACTTTTTAGTCTCAGTTGAATACTCTAAGTCCTCACCTGTAAGACCTACGATAACTGATTGCCAGTTAGCAAGTTCTTGTTCACGGCGCTCTTTCTTAGAGATCTTCTTACCTTCATCATCATACTTCTTAGCTTCTTTTTCTTGTTCACGAAGTGCTTCTTCTTCACGTTTCTTAGCTTCTTTAGCCTCCTTCTCTTCTCTACGCTTAGCCAATAACTCAGCATATATAGAAGATACTGAAGCTCTTACTTCTTCACTAGTATTATTTGTGGTTTTAGTAGCCATAACGAGATTCCTCCTTAATAAGTTCTTTTTCCCACTTTAATAGGCTTGTTTAGAATAATCTATGGATAATATTTGGACCAATATTCAATAGAATAATATTTTTGGAGGTGTAAAATATGTTTAGTACTAACTCATATTATCCTATAAATATATTAACACAGAGAGGCATCTTGGAATTACAAGATGTAGTTCCTGGTGATTATGTATATGAATATGGCACAAATAATTTACTGAAAGTAATTGGTATAGATCTTCCTAATACTCCTACTATCATCAATCATATTATCTATAATGATAGAAGAGCTGATTCAGTTAGAGATCAGGATCAATTATATATTGGAGATGGAATCACATCTGTGATGACTATCAATCATAGAGATCATCTGTTCAAGGAAATTAAACAATATCCAGTTGAATTTAAATCCACCATACAGAAACCTCTAACACCAGATCCATATCTAGCTGGAGCATTATTAACATTTGGAGCACTTAATGATCCTCATGTAAACTTACCGTACTATTTCTCTGGATCAAATGAACTATTTGCCTATAAATATGGTGTTGATTATTCGTCTGATTCTATTGGTCTCGATGGTCGAGTATACTTCAAATTTATTGGAGATCCTAAAGGTAGTAGAATTACATGGGATCAATTATTCAAAGGAAATCCAGTAACTCCAGATTCATATGTATATTCTACTATTAAGAATAGACAGAAATTCATTCGTGGTGTATTTGATATGGGATACTCTCCTAAGATATTTACAAATAATAGAGTTGGTGTTATTTGTAACAATCAAGAAAAGTTGAAGATTGTACAGAGAGTATTATGGTCATTAGGTATATCATCACTAATTGATTATGATGATTTCATTGATCCATTCCATAATAACAAATATAAACTAGAAGTGATTGGTGAAAAGAAAGGTTATCCTGGATTCTCATATATTGTCGATAATATTGAACATCTGTTTTATCAGGACAATGTATATAGATCTGAAGAGGAATTCAGATTGATGATCAGACCATGTACAAATTCTAACATACTTGGATTTAGTTTCTCTAAAGGATTAATGGGAAACTTAATTTTAGAAAAGGAACAAGCAGTATATCTTGGAGCGAATTTTATTCCAAGAGTAAGTGTATGATATGATGGGGAGGTTAACCTCCCCATCATATTTGTAGTTGTTTAGTAAAATGATATATTCTGAACTCGATAATATAAAGCATTAATCTCAAATATTCATAAGGAGGAGTGTCTATATGGCAGCAAAAAAGAAAGACGCCGATCTTGTAGAGAAGCTAGCGACAGAGCTTGATAATAAACAACTCGTCAATCCTCTACTTGTAGCATTAGGTGAAAACGATAAAAAGAATATGTTCAAAACAAATATTACCACAGCCTTTCATAAGACTGGTTTTCATTTGTTTGACTATTACTTCGGATCTGTTGTAAACATTCATGATGAACTAGGAAATATTATCAAACAGGAGCCTAGAGTTGGTCAGGCCGCTGGTACATTCAATCTTATTATTGGTAACTCTGGTACAGGTAAGACAACTCTTGCTGTTCAGATTGCAGGTAATATCATTCGACAGTTCCCATATGCTAATGTAATTCATTATGACTGTGAAAACAGAATTGATATTTCTAGATGTGAGAATATTACTAGACTCCCTGCTAAGTACTTCAGTAATGAAGAGGGTGGAGTTGAACGATACCTCATTAAGACTGGTCTTGTAGGTCTTGATACAATTCAGGAAATGATCGTAAGGACCTATGTAAACAAGATGAAGTTAAAGGACCAGTTAATGGTACCAAGTGGATCCAAGAATGAGTTTGGTAAAGATATTATGGTATTTATGCCGACTATCATTATCATTGACTCTATTACAACTGTATTGAATGAAACCTTTAATCCTAACAATACTAAAGAAGCATCTGATGCAGAGAAGATGAGAAGTAATACTGAAGGTGCTCGTGATGCTAAAACATTAAAAGGTTTCTTTAAGGATATCATTCCACTTTGTAAAGAAGCTAACATCATTGTCTATGGTATTAATCATATTAATACTAACATGAGTATGAATGCCTTTACTCCTGTTGCTAAACAGCAGAATTATCTAAAACAGGATGAGATCATTCCTGGTGGCAAGACTATGATCTTCTATCCTTTCAACATCATTAAGCTAGTTGCTAAACCTGGTGATGACTTTACTGAAGAATCTGATGGATTTGCTGGACATATGGTAATGGTTGAACCTATCAAGAGTTCTTCTAATCAGTCTGGTAATAATTCTAAAGGTATCTCATTTGAAATGGTTTTCTCTCATAAGAATGGATTTGATCCTTTACGTACTATCATCATGTATGGTAGAGATAAAGGTATAATTGAAGGTAATAAGAATCGAATGAAGTTTAAAGGTGATGATTCATTTACATTCAATTTGAAAGATGTTTATAAGGAAAAAGAAGAGAAACCTATTTGGGAGAATATTAATAAATTTATCGTTCCTACTTTGAATGATCATCTAAGTTTTGTTGAACCTCTGGAAGCTAAGTTCGATGATCGCGGATTAGATTATTAAAAAATAAGGGGAGCGATGGTGCTCCCCTTATTTTTTATCTTTTACCATTATAATTCACAGCAGCAAATAGAGTATTATACATAAGCATTGCTCTAGTCATTGGTCCAACACCGCCAGGAACAGGAGTAATGTAAGAAGCCTTATTAAGAACTTCATCATCAATAATTAGATCACCACAAAGTTTCCCGTTCTCATTACGATTAGTAGAAGCATCTATAATTACTGCTCCTTCTTTGATCCAATCAGCAGTAACCTTTACGCCTCCACCAGTTGCTGTAACTAGAATATCAGCAGTTCTACATTCTTCAATCAGATTCTGTGTATGGCTATTACATAATGTCACTGTTGCATTCTTATGGGTCATTAACATTGCTAATGGTTTTCCAATAAGATTAGACCGATTTACAATAACACATTTCTTTCCATCAACATCAATCTTATATGAGTGAAGAAGAGCCATAATACCAGAAGGAGTACAAGGAGCAATATCATGATTTCCAATCATTAAAGCTCCAACATTAGTTTCAGTAAACACATCAACATCCTTAATTGGAATGATAGCAGATAGAACTTTATTGGTATCAATATAATGAGGAAGCGGAAGTTGAACTAAGATTCCATCAATATGCTTATCCTTATTAAGAATCCTGATCAACTCAATGGTACGTTGTTCAAGTTGAGGTCCATCTAATGGATAATCAAAACTCCTTATACCACATTCTTCACAATCTTTCTTTTTAGCATTTACATAAATCTTACTAGCAGGATCACTACCAATCATAATTACTGCAAGGCCAGGTTTATTATACATTGAACTTACTTTCTCAGCAATATCTGCTTTAATTGCTTTTGCTAATGCATTACCATCCATCATTATTGCGCTCATATTTATTCCTCCTTGTAAAAAATAAGGGGCCCCATTTCTGAGAACCCCTTGAAGTTGTTAGCACTGAACCATCGCGATGATATCGCCCTTGCGGTAGATGTAGAAGCGATCCGGGTAGCACACACAGCTCCCATGGGCTCCCCACTCGATTCGGAGATGCCGATGTTTAGCAATCCCATAGAGCTTCCGCAGGAGTCGTTGATCCTTGGCATTCCACTCATTGATAGCATCGTTATAGATCGCCATCTCATTGGGATGCTCATCCTGCCACTGCTTCATAGCCTCTTTCCACTCTTGGAACGTCTCATAGTCACGGCGGCGGGTATTGGTGATGGAAGGGTCCATGGGGTACCCATCATCACGATGCTTGAAATAACGATGGCAGAGATCAATGCAGATCTTCAGAACCTTCTGACCATCCTTACCAAACAACCTCTCCTCGTCACCATCCTTATAGGCAGGGAAACCGTCACGATAGTAAGCGATACAGGGCATTTTATAACACAACCTCTCTCATATATTATCTATAATTAAAATATATAAGTGAGTTGATATTAAATACGGTTATAACACTTCTTCTCTAAAAGCTTTGGCTTTCCAATCAATATTATATGCTGATAAAATTGATACTACTTGTCCTACTATTTCTTGATTATCAATAATCCTTACCGGCGTAGAACAGATCATATCTGCTTTGGTTTCTTCTTTAATTCTGCAATGAGAAAGTTTCGGAACAACACTTTGATCAATGATCTCATCATCAGGAATTTCAAATACAATCATAACTTGTTTCATTATTCAAATCCTCCAAATAAAAATAAAATATGAAGGAGGGATTAGATCCCTCCTTCATATTTAGCAAGTATGGTTTAGATTATGCGTCAGCCTGCTCAGTCTTTTCAGGAGCAACAAGCTTTACATTACCAGCCTGATCGCCCTTCTTACCCTGAACAACTTCAAAGGTGATCTCATCACCATCTTTAAGACCAGTATAATGACGACCTTCAGTGATACCAGAGAAATGACAGAAGAAATCATTACCCTCGCTATCGGTTACATAACCGTACCCCTTACGAACGTCGAACCATTTTACCTTACCAGTTTTCGTTGCCATAATAAGCATCCTCCTATGATAAATATAATTTATAGGCGTCCCCATAGATAAATACGCCGTATATAATTGTTGTGTTATATCGTGTATTTATCTATGGGATTATTGTGGATATTACTTCTTGGGTTTACTCTCACCGAGAAGAATCTGACGTACATGAGGATTCTCCCTAGTCTTCATCTGAGAAGGATGAATGTATACGACAAATTCAACAATCTCATTAGAGATGGGATAAATATCATGAATATGGATACGACCGTTGATCTTACCAGTGTTTACATCAGTTAGCATATCATTGATGATATTTTCAGCAGCAGCTGCGAAAATGATCCAAGGTTCATTATTCTCAGCAATGATCCTACGAGGAGTTGCAAACTGACGAATATCATTGATATAAGGCTCAGTGATACCACGGCTATCTTCAAGGTTCTCAAGAATCTTATAGCTCTTCAGCCATGCCTCAACATTCTTGAGATTGAACTTATACTTGTCGATCATGCCTTTCATGATACCATCATGAAGCTTTACATTGCTTCCATTCTCGCCAATGCTACCGAACCAACCAAGGTCCTGTTTCTTTTCGATTACATGATCGGAGAATGCAATGCGGAAAGATGCATAAGAGCGATGAGGATCATTATTGTTCCGACGTTTCTTCTCGATGTATCGGGGAACGATAGTCATCATTACATCGGGAACATAATGACGTGCCTTCTGAATAAGGAATTCCTTGATCTGTTCAGAAGAGATTCTATAAACCAAAATATCCCCGACTGGCTCAAGACCTCCTCTAACACGCGGATAGGGTTTCGATGTATCGGGGATATCAGCAGATAGAAGAATATCTTTGCCGCACTCCGGACACACAGAACTGAATTTTACTTGACTCATGTGTACTTCCTCCTTGTAAATATTTAATCAGAGAGTTAACCAGGTTTGCTCTTTATATTTACCCAGTGCCTCATTTAAAGAATATATAATCAAATATCTTCAATAAGTTCTTCTGGTTTAAATGTAAACAGTTCAACCAAGCTATTGTGCTTTGCTTTAAGTCCTAAGTTTAATGCAGAGTGGGAAATTTGCGTAGCAAACAGACCTGCATGTTTGACATCAAGCATATAGAAAAGATTACCTGCACATTTAGAACAAATTTTATCATTTACACAAGTCATTGGGGATCTCATTCTAACAGTTTGACCTATGTAAGAATTAATATTTTCTTTAGTCAACATAGTCAGTTGACCGCTTCCGTTATCAATGTTGGTATACAGCATATCTTTCGAGTTATGTTTAGTAATCTTTACTGGGACTAATTGTTTAGTACTACAATCAGTACCAGGTTCATCTACCTCGATCATCTGTAAAAGTGCAAGTAGTTTCTTACCCATATAACCAGCTGCAGCAGTTGCAATAGATGCGGGATACTGGCTTGCAAGAATACTGTTTGCATGGGCAGGTATATCTTTAATTTCAATACCACCCATAAAGGAGCTAGAGATAAAGTCATATTCATTAGTGATCTTATTGATTACGGCACCTTTCAAGATAGCATTGTTTTTGTAGTTATTACCGAAATCCAAGTCACCAGAGTCATAGAGATCCATACCAGGATCACCTTTTAAAATTTCCTTTGCATATGCAACCAGTTCATCACTAATCTTGGTCATTACATCAATATTACCCTCTGCAAGTTCCTTTTCATATTTTTTACAAAGTTCAGCTTTCTTCTTTTCAATCTCAGGAAGAGGTTTCAACATTCTTTCAGAAATAGTATGAGCAAGCATACCATTCAGCCAGTAGCCTAAAGTATCTCGATGTTCAAGATAACTATTAAACTGCTTTTTATTAATTTTATTCTCCATGAGAATTTGACCAACCAAATTATCGATTGCACCAATGCTACCTTTATTCATTACATTATTGAAGATCCCCAATATAGAAATAATTCCACAAGATTCAAACATAAATTTATTTGCGATGAATCTACCAATTGTAAGATCTACAGCTGGAGAACCTTCAAAGAAATGATCCTTAGGTACAGATATAATATCCCAAGTTTTATGCTTAGCTTTACGCTTACCAACGTTTCTATCTTTACTTGAAGTATCTACTGTATCAGCAAACATTTCAGTCAATAGACTTAGAGTGATCCCATTAGGTTGTAAAGCTAAATATCTACGTTGATCAATATCAGAAATATGTTTACCAGGTTCTGGACCAATCTTAGTAAGTTCGTAAAGAGAGTTAAATACTTCTTTAGCAACTACCATTGCATTAGTGCCAGTAATGTTTAATACAGACATTTTCTGATCCATAATTTGTTCTGCTTCTAGGTTAGCTTCATCACTCCAAATACCACGGATAGAAACTTGGTCACCGTCATAGTCAGCACCCATACCCTCAAGGTGAGAGTTAGACATTACAAGAGTATCAATGAACTGAACACCAACTTTATCCTGAGGAATATCAAAATCAATCTTAGGATAGAATGGATATTCTTTTCCATTGAAGATAACTCTAACATGCTGAGTGGTAGACTGTACTCTGATCTTATTGAAATAGATACCTTTATCTGTACCAACAGGATATCTTGACACCATAACATGACGTTTTTCACAAACATCTACGCATGCAAGATATAATATATCAGTGACAGTCATAGATCTTTTAAGTACCTGAGATATATTATTGTCAAGCATTGTTTTACCTTTAAGGATAATAGATGCTTTCTTAATCTTGACTCCCTTAGCATTAGGAATCTCAACATCAACATTGATAACCTTAAATCTATTATCAGGGTTCAAACAATAGTCATTGATCATCTTCTTGATATTCTTCTCAGAGAATTGAATATCAGGATCTTTTAATGTAGCAGTGATTTCTCTCTTGAGATCATAATCATAGAATGAAATCATATTCGGATCGTTGATGATTTCTCTAGTGAAGAAGTTCTTTAACCACGCTTCAATGAAAGGATAGAATGTAGAACAGCAATGAGAGATTGGTAATGCTACATGCTCAAAGTCAATCATATTATCATTGATATGATTATTGTTATAAGTAGGAGCAGAGATAACTGCACGTACACCATAGTCTACACTCTTACCAATAAGATTCTTGCGGATCAAACCTTGCTTCTTAGAAATCTGATTCTTAAAGTAAGTCATAATATCAACAAGAATCTCTTGAACTTTCATTTGGGTAGCATACTGTCTAGCAGCAAATACACCACCCTCATTCAGAGAAGACGTAGTACGAATCAGTTTTACATAAAGATCATTTAATTCATTAAGATGGTCAGAAGAGTCAACCGTGCCAGCTAACATAACATCGCGATATGCAGGAGGACAAATAATCATCTTATCAATGAATACTTGATCTCTGGTTAAATTAGATAAGAGCTGTTTATTTACAGCATTATCAGACTTCTTATTCTTCCAATTAATTTCATTCCAATGTTTATAAAGTTCTTCAAGGCCAGTCCAACCATTATCTTCATCTTCAACTAAATTACCATCTTTAACGGAATAATATCTTTGGCCAGATACAATATAAATTATTCCCTTAAACATATCCTTCAATACCTTAGAATAGATATGAGGATGAATGAAGTGACGGTTTAGATTAACATATGCAAATGTTCCACGCCTATCTCCTTTAGAAATACCAAAGATATCATTAGATAAAATGCCTTGTGGGTCATACATCATTTTATTTGAAAATAGTCTAGGAGATGTAACTTCTTGTAGATTATTAACTCCAATTAGTTTATTAATATCAAGAATGTCGATTTTCATTTTATCAACTCCTTTATTGTTTATTTTAATCAATTATAAACTTGGTATTCCTGAATAAATAAATGATAGCGGAGCTAATTAGCTCCGCTATCATTTTAGTTAACCTTTAGCTTCAGTGGTTTCAGTACTAACCATAGTTGACTCTGGTTTATTACCTTTTCTAGTATAGGTAGCAATCACATTTGATGTAGGATAAGCATACCCACCTTGTACAGGTACACTACCAGTAGATTGTGTATTAGAAGATCCATATACATCTACGTTTGCTGACTTAATTTTATACTCATAGACATACTGCTCGATCATAATTTTTATAGCAGTATCCAATTGATCACGACCACCAATGATATCTAGTAGTACACCATCATCATCAGTTAAACTATCAGGAAGAGTATTAAGCACTAACTCTTTTGCAGAGTTATTTAATAATTCAACATCTTCTTCTGTTAGTTTACCATTCTTCTTACGCAATGTATCTGCTAGTTGCATATTGGATGCTACTGCTGCTTCTACTGTGGGACGGAGTGTATTAAGAATATCTTGACGAGTACTCATTCGCTTTTGTATGCTCTCAATTTCATTTTTAACAGTTACGCTTTTCCCAATCTTTTCAGTCCATTTAGTTACAAGGACTGCGATACCGCCACCTAAAGCTAGTAAAATTGGAACAGCTAAGTTATCTAGAATAACTTGAAATACTTGATAACCATCCATTGTACATGTCCTCCTTCTATGATTAATTTTAATAATACGTGGAAATTTATAAAAAAGAAAGAGAACAAAACGTCCTCTCCCTTTTAAGATATTACTGGTCGATGCTGTAAATGTGAAGGATCTCACCCTTCAACACTTCAGGTCCACCTCTTGTAACTGTACCACTTGTGGCAATTGTGCTGTTCAGATTATCATAGTCAACAATCCATTCGATAATACCTGCACATTTGCCATCAGAATGCACTGTAAACATATGCATATCGTCAGTGTGATTGTCTGATTTTTCGTCACCTGTTCTGGCGGTATACATTCCATTTTCAGTTACGATCAAGTACCGATTACCTACTACTCCTTTCTCTTTATAATATGTACCAAGAGCAATTAGGTAATCGTCCTGACCATTAATTGTGAATTGATCAGAGGTAGTAGAATAACGACGAAGACCATATTCATCTGTGTAACACTGCTCGCTATTTACAACATGATATGCTGGGGCGCTTTTGTTGGTAATAGCAGTATAACACATAAATGGTTGGAAGCTGGAGAAATCGATGTTTCCATAATATTTGCTTGGTAAATCATATCTTGTTAGCGTGGCTCCACCGAAGTTAATGACATTATCACCAATGAGATCCTGTAGTGTAATCGGTTTGGTTTCAGGTTCTGTTGGTTCTACAGGTTCTATGGTCTTAATAGTTTCAGTTGGAAATTCCGCTTCCAATGTTTCCAGAGTATAATCAGCAGTGACAACATCATATGGACTGACAAATGCCTTGGTATAACTACTGCTTACTCTGATAACATCCTCGTATACAACGATCGGTTCAGATTTGATAGGAGTGGAAACTCCAGTGATTTGAGTTTGGGGCTGTGAATCAATAATCTCATTCTGAGATGTGAAATTAATGCAAAGGATTAGCGCTAGTGATGCAAAGAATGTCGCGATTGCAACCATCAATGCTTCAAACCATATACGGCGATGAATGCGTACAGCCGTCGCATCAACCTTGAGATGCTTGGGCTGATACTTTCTAGCGTTTCTTCTCATCGTCCTATACTTGTTGTTTCTGGCGTACATAAAGATCCTCCTTAGAATATAGCTTGTGTAAAGTCCACTTGCTACGATGTGTCATAAGTATAATATATAGCCAAGTCGATTATATATTCTATTATAGTAGGAGATTAGTCAATTATGACAGAAATGAGGTATTTATCTTATGAGAGAGAAACTTTACATCAAGCTTGACACTATTCTGAAATTAAATGAGTTCATTCAAAATAGTAGGGCCGACTTTAGTTATCATATGCATCACATTCAAGCTGCTCGTGAATACGCCCTAATATTACGAGAGAAGCTTGGCACAGAGATAACCCCGGACAAATTAAGTTTTATAGCACTTTCCCATGACTTATTAAAAGAACACGGACTTGATCCATCTAAAGATGGAACAATAGTCTGGAAAGATGAACACAACATTCCTCAAGATCTAAATAGGTATGTTAGAACAAATCTTGATATTCTTGAAGAATGGGATCTTGCAGACTTCTTCAATACAGATATTCAACTCCATGCATTAGCATCAGGTATTTTCTTAATAAAAGAATTTGGTATTGAAGATCCTGAAGTAATTTATCCTATCTTCTTTCATTCTTGTCCAATTACATCAGTATATGAAACATTATCTGATAGGACTAAAGAATTAGTTGATATTATAATGCTTGCTGATAAATTATCATCCAACTACCTGAGAATAAATGAAAAGAATACTGGTGTACGAGTAGACTTAGATAAGGTAGTATTTGGAGAATCTGGTAAAGAGTTTAACTATAGTACTGGATTGTATGTTGCTAGATTGATTTCTCAAGGAAAAAATCCGGATGAACAATCATTAATGACTACAGATCTTTACTATAAGAGAGTGCAAGCCATAAATCCACTAATTCGAAAGAATACTGGGATTAAGAAGTTAGGAGGTATTTCGTTATGGCCAAAAAGAAAGAGCAAGGTCTTGCCGATGCAGTAAACATATTTGAAGATGCGATGCAAAGGGCATCGCTAACCGATTATTTCCATGTTAATAAGACTTTAATTTCTAAAAGTCCTAAAGAGTATACTGTGTTAATAGTTGTGGATCAAACTCTATGGGATGGGTTAATGGATAAACTTGAATTCAAAGATAAACTAAGATCTACAATCGATCCAGATGATATAAAACTTTGCACATATAGTCATGGATTAGATGATAAATCATGGATTGAACTTCCTGCTGAAGAATTATATTCAGGAAAAGTTATTAAACTTAGTATTGACAATCTCGAGTATGAATTAAGTGTTAATAAAGCTTTGATTCCATTAAAACTTAAGAAGTCAGAGTTTAATAACATTGGGTACAGAGTATTTCCTGATAACATGATTCTGGCATTGAAGAAGAGATTTGAATATCCTATAGAAGATCATGGATTTACTATAATCAGAATTTTCCAAATTGTATAAAAATAAAGGGGAGCAATCGCGCTCCCCTTTATTTTTTAATCGATAACGTGGACCTCTTTGTCGGTTAAAGGAAGTCTTCTATAACAAACTCCTGGTGGAATATAGCTTAGAGTTCCTCCTCGATTACGTCTCCAATATCCTTTACGTTCCCAACAGAATCTAACATATTCACGTTGAGGAGAAGGTTCAGTAGATGGATTATATCCTAGATTTATGTATCTCTTTGAATCACGGATATTACCAGTTACTTTGAATATTATAACTTTTCTGTCCCCATAACCACTTAAAGCCTTACTTCTAGATCCTCCACCATATGTCCGTTGCTTTAATACATCTTTCATTTTAGGACGATCATGTATTATGATCTGTAGGGTTATGACATCTTTAATCAGTTGCATTAGGTTATCAACAGAGGTTAATTCATTTGGAACATCACTAAGAATATCTTCAAATCTAACCCTTGTGTGTTCACCAACACCAATATAGTTTAGGTTTAACCTAGTCTCGCTGATAGAAGTCTCAATATTAAATGAAGATGCATTAGCAATAACTGCAGAGCCGGTTATGAATATATTCTCATTGATATAGTACTGTGCGTAAATATGGATTCTATTACCAATGATCTCATAATCAGTTAGTATGAATTTCTTATTAGATAACTCAAATGAGAGTTTTGTTCCGAGTCCAGGATGCAGCATATAGCGTAGAATATTCGTTCTATTATTAGGATTGAATATATCCAAGAAATCCATATACAATGAAATGAAATCACTATACTTATTAGAGAATTTTACTAAAGGAGATTTAGTATATCCTGTCCAATCATATTTCTCATGAGCAGAGTCAGTAATTAGTCTTCCATATGTATGTCGATAATAATTGGAACTCTTCTCAGTGGATGAATAGTTCCTAAGGATAGATTCAATATTTGTAGATAGAACCTTTCCTTTACTAAGCAATGTGTTCTGACAACTCTCAATAAATGCTATCTCGACATTACCCTTTTGATATTCTAGATGAGATTCAAGTGAACCAGTTCTATAGTCAGTGATATACTTTATAAGAGATTCACCGATTAATCCAATCAAATAATCATAGGAAATAAAATCATTATACCGATTCTCAATAACATTATTGAGATATGCTTTATATGGAGCACCGGAACTACGAATTAATTCGATCTTATTCCCAATCATTTCTTTTTTGATTTCTACCTTATGAGCAATCAATCCATTTATCTTATTATTAATGGCAATAATTGTCATGGTGCTATTTGTTGTAACAATACTAGCAGATGGTCTAGTGATGTATACATATACAACATAGTTTTTATGAAGTATTCTGTATGTAACATCCATATCTGGAATATATCTAAAAAGTCTATATACCAGATTACCTATACCATCTTTTGGATTCTTTCCATTAATACGTCTATCAAGAGTACTGTAAACATACTTATTGAGATCAAAGGTATAATGGGAATATGCATCGAAGTTTGCAATTAATGAAACAATGTGATCTAGTTCTGCTTGGGTACTTTTGTTTGATACATGAGTTTGGTTATAGTAGGAAAACATATCATACCTGGGCATAAATACATCAGGTATGATGGGATCAATGTTTGGCCTACCAGTTCCTGTTGTTTGATTCAACATTGTCATTCCTCCTAGCGTTAATTAAGTTTTCTGGGTGGATGATATATTATAAAAATAATATATAATTAAAAATATCTCTATGGAGGTGATTATATGACGTTAGACGTGTATAATACCCATATGGAACTATATCCATATAAAAAAGATGACATTCCTATGATTGAAGATATGTATACTGCAACTGATAAATTTACTGGAAATAATTTTCCTTGTGGATATATGATTGAGGATGGAAAGCTATTTCTTCCTAGAGGAACTCCTATCAGCAAGATTGAAATGTTAGCTGATACTAAAGCTAACTTCATTAAAGAATCAGATCCATTTAAGGAAATGAAACGTCAGCATTATGCTTTGTATGATCCAAGGAATAAAATACAAGAAGAAAGCATTGACTTCCTAACTAGTGAAGGAAAACAATTAGCACTTAACCTAAAGACTGGTCTTGGAAAAACATTCTGTGTAGCATATAGTTCAACAAAACTCAAACTAAAGACTTTGATTATAACTCCTAATGAAGCACTCAAACAACAATGGATATCAACATATCATAAGATGTTTGATTATAGGCCTAGTGAATTAATGAATATTGCAGGATCTAATATAATTACTGCTATAATGGAAGATTGTGTAGATCCAGCTGAAGTATATTTCGTTAATCACCAGACCCTTAGAAGTTATATGACATCTACGAATGGATATATGCTTCACAAGTTCTTCAAGAAATTGAATATTGGTATTAAGGTATATGATGAATCTCATATGGAGTTTGCTAATATTCTTCTAGTAGATTTCTTTAGTAATACTGATCGAACTTGGTATCTTACTGCAACATTCGATAGAAGTGATAAAACTGAATCAACATGTTTCAAAAGAGCATTCAACTCTGTATCAACCTATGGAGAGATGGAATCTGCAGAAGTTGTAAAGAAACATGTTGTATATCATGTAGTAAACATCAATAGTAGAATCAGTCCTAAAGATAGAGCTGCTGTAATTGGATATCAAGGAATGACTGCTGCATCATATGGTAGATATGCATTTCTTACTGATCAAAATGAAACTGCATATAAAACTATAGTGGATATATTAGATAAACTAAAAAATGTTGAAGGAAAAATTCTAATATTTGTTCCATTGATTGATGCTGTTGATCTGGTGGTATCTAAACTTAAAAAGGAAATTAAGAATAAATCAATAGCTGCATATCATTCTAGATTATCAGCAGATGAAAAAGAGTCAGCAGAGAAGAAAGATATTATTGTATCTACTATTAAATCCTGTGGTACTGGTAGAGATATTCCAGGATTAAGAGCAGTAATATGTGCAGAACCTATTGCTTCTAAAGTTGTTACTGAACAGATGTTTGGACGACTTAGACCTTATGCAGAAGACAAAGACACATACTTCTTTGATATAGTAGATACTTGTATTCCTGCATGCAACTGGTGGTGGAGAGCTAGAGTTAAGAAGATAGAAACTTTGGCAAAAGAAATAATTCACTTAACAATGTAAAAAGAAATGGGGTGGATTATTCCACCCCAATCTTTTTGCCTTAGCGAGGCAGGTACCTTTTAGATCTGCAGCAGTTGGAGATACGCTGTCTGAGATCAAAGTGAGACTCCTCAGCCACCCAGATGAGCAGACCGAAGATCTCTCTGGAGAAGTTGTCCATGCTGACGACATGATACAGGCCAGACATCATAGCCACATCGAATTTGATAGCAGCCTCGTTAACCAGCCGCTTGGCATCTTCAACGCGCTTTTCCATCAACTCCCGGCAAACATACACTACCATGTCGTTGGAACGGATCAGTGGGGGCAGGTTATGCTTCAGGAAATCCTTCAGCAGAAGGTTAACAGTGAAGGGCTTTCCTTCCACTTCTTTTCTGTGTATCATTATACAGGCATCCACCATAGCCTGGCTGATCTGAACATCAACCATGCTCATGAACAGGACGCGATAGATAGCCTCGATAGCCCGAAGCTTGATGGTGAACCTCGAAACAGGATTGGCGATGCAGACATAGAAGTCAGCCTTGGAATGCAGGTTCATCATGTTGAACCTCGTGGCAGGAGCCTGGGCCCAGGGCTCAACGATGACAGTGGTTTCAGGGCCATAATCCTCATAGTTTACATCGATAACCAGGCGGCCAAACTCAGTATCGAGGATGAAGTCATTACGACCATTAGCGATGGCAGTCTCAATGAAATGTACTGCCTCATCGATTTCATATTTTCTCATGTTAGTTCCTCTCTTTCTGGATTTCGTTGATCAGATACTTGATGAAGTCGATAGCCTCAAGCTTGAACGGAATATCGACCTTCTGTTCCAGGATGCTGTTATACATCTTGCGGTTGTAGATGCACTCATGGTCGATGGACTGCAGACAGATGTACATCAGCACATCGTAAAAGTGGTTGCCGAAGTCAGTAGAATAGACCGAACCCTTGGGATCCTTGATCTTGCTGATGATGGAATCGAAGGATTCGCGGGCGCCCCAGATAATGCTTCTGAATTTGTCCGTGCTCATGTTCATGATCATCGCGTAGTTTTTGCTGCTGAATCTGGCCATCTTGTTATGAGCATCGATATAGGACTTAGCATAGCTACTAGCATCGGTGGACATGTAGTAGACCTCAGCATATGCATAGGTCAGTGCCATGACTTTCTTATCAGAGCAGCTGATGTAGCTACCGATGAAACGCTTGAGAAGGACAGTAGCCAAGGCGACAACAAACTCAGCCTTCGTCAAGGAGCTGTCCTGGCCACGGACGAAATTGATCCGGACGATGTAGTCATAGTGGCCATGCCGGTTGTGGGCAATGAACTTAGTCACCTCAGTCGTCGCCCAGTCATCGACGGTAACCAGGGTGTCGCCCATGTAGCGGTAGTTCAGCTCAACAGGAATCGTCCCGAACTGGGTGTCGACGAAGAAGTTAGCATGGCTGCGGGACATGTCGATGCAGTAGTTCACAGCAGAGTGGAAGTCCAGCTTGGACTCAGTAGAAATATACATGTGTGATACCTCCATAATTATAATCAAATTTTGAGCAAAATTAACTGACCTTTTATTATTGCTCATTATTATAATATATAGGCAGGCCCTTAAAATATACTATCTATAATTATATATTCTATAAATGTACAAACGGTACTTATTGTCCGATATTAACAAGGAGGTAGCTCACATGAAGAAAAACAACAATTGTCACTGCCATAAAGAGGTTGGTGATCCAAACCCTGAACTCATCGAGTTTGTAAACCGGGTCGTCAAGAGTTTCAGTGAATTCTATGATGATGAAGAGAAGAAAGTTATTCTCATCATCGGAAACAAAGAGCGTGGTGAGATCTTTGAGTTCAGTGCCATTGAAGATCTTATGAAACACCTGACCTGCCAGCTCAAGGAAGTTAAAGTTGATGAGGATGAAGATGAGGATGATGATCCCAATCTGAAGGGCGCATGGTATAGTATTGAAGATGGAGATGAGAAAGAAATCCCAAAATATTGCAACAGCTGTCCTCTCGTCAATTCTTGTGAATTCTTCGATCATGAAAATGATGATGAGGATGACGATGATGAGGATGATGAAACTCTCGATATCATCGCTAAAGTTATCATGAGACATGGATCTGATAATAAGGATGAAATCCTTAAATACATCAAGAAGCAGCGTAAGAAGACTGTGAAGAAGCTCAAGAAGTATATTGATGTTTCCTTTGAGAAACATAGCAAGATGATCACTAATAGTTTCAATAAAGCTATTGGTGATATGTTAACTACTCAGGAGGCTCAGTACAATGAGATTCTTCGTCGTCAGCATGCCCTTCTGGATCTTGTAACTCCACTGGCTCATGAACATACCAATACTAAGGCTGGTAGTTCTGAAAAGAATAACAAAGAGCCCAAGAGTAATAAGGATAAGAATAAGAATACCATCGAAAAGAACTCTGACAGCAATAAGGCTGACTAACATTAAAGAAGGAGGGGATCATCTCCCCTCCTTCTTTTTTATTAAGTTAGATCATATTTAACATTATTTTTTACAATTCTACTGAGCTTAGTCTCAGTATTAATTCTCAATAGATTTGTATCAGTAATTGAATACACCTTTTCATCTAAGGTATGTACTCTAATACCATATTCATCATACAACCTTGCAGTCATTCCATACCACTCAGCATCAGTCATTACAGAATGTTCAGGGAAGTATGGATTGGATCCAATCTCTTCTGCCCATTCTTCATTCATGATATCAATAATCATAAAATCAGTCATAGGAATGAAACCAAAGTGGTCAAATGTTAAACTACGATCAACAATCGGCAGTCCCTCAAGTGTAGGAGCATTAAGAATCATAAACTGATAAGTCGGGTCTTCTAAAGTATCGAGAGGATAATCATCGTCATCGACTCGAGAAAGAATATCAGACTCAATATCAACATTAGGAGGATAATTCTTGAACTCAGGATGATCCTTTGCAACCTGTTTCCATACAGGAGATAAAAGCAACTCTTGCTCTTCAGGTGTATAGTTATCTTCCTCGAGTTCACCTTCCAATGCAGCATCCAGATATGTCCTTAGATTCCAATGATAATAAGGTCTACCAAGGTCAGTCTGATCAACCTCTAAGAATGTATCACTGAAGTACTCATTAGGATCACGATTAACCTCAATAATTTCAAGATTCTTAAGAGACTTCAAACCATGAAGGAAAATCTTTGTGGGGGTAATAATAGTAACTTCATCAAAGAGTAATCTACCATTTACCCAGAATTCGAAATACTTCTTGTTTAGAGGTTTATTAATCTTACCAGCAAGATCGATAAAACCAGACTTAGGAATATTGCGCTGTACATATACAGATTTCATCGGATAAGGAACAGTTCTAACCTCTAGATGTTCATACTGTTTATAGAGATTCAAGAATGTTACATCTGTTCCATTCTCCTTTTGAATTACATTGATAGAGGGTTTACCGGTAGATGGATTCTTTAAAGGAAATCTACCTTGAGATGTTAAGATGTAAACTCTATCCTGCTGAACATTATAGTCAGGAAGATGGAACGTTGGAGATACCATCCACTTAGACTCAATAAACTTCCACTGTCTAGCTGTCTTAGAAATTATAACATCATACTCAGCAAGGGTATCAAGATTGTACTTGCAGATGATCTTAAATTCTTTAGGCAGAGGTGCAAATCTATTAGTCACATTATGAATATATCCATCTCCATGCACTTCAACTTTATCAGTCTGGAATTCAATAATAACCAGGCCCATCTGTTTATTAGTCTGAGTATCTCTCTGGAAGACTTGGAACTCAAGACCGATATCTTCAGTAGGAGGATTTACTGTATGAATTGGAGTAAATGTTAAGAGATGACCAGCAGCTTTGTAATCAGCAGTTACAACACCAAATACACTGATACCAAATTCTTGGTTATACGCCCAAATTTCACCATCAACAAATCCTTCACCAGAATAACTGATTGAAGTTTGAACAATTTTAGTTTGGGTTTCATATCCAGTTGCAATTGCTTTAGGATCTTTGAATCTAACCTCAAAGAGATTAGTATCAAGAAGATTCTCGAATCTACCAGCATGTTTATTATAAATCTTAACATCTTCCAGATGTAATTCATTTCGGAAATGTAAATATGGAGCTACAATGAAATCCATTTCATATCCTTTATAACTACCATCTGGATTACGTCCAATCGTAAATGTTTCTTTCTGTTCATACGGGAATAGTTTTCTGATTCTCAAATGTCTTCCTGTATTAACAAAAGTATTGATTGCAGGATTATTTACTTCAGCAACCATAGTAGCAGCAATATCCATTACAGCATCACGCTTCATAGTGGCGTTTCTCATCTGAGTAGATGGAACTTTATTCAGATATAATTGCATGTCGTAAGAATAAGTTCCTTCTTCCAGATAAGTGAGTTTAAATCCCCATTTCTCCCGAGTTGGACTATCAGTTACTTCAAGCTTCCATTTAGTTTCATCATGGAGATCTTCCCACTCATGAGTAGTGTTATTCCATACTGACAGATCATCTACTGTTAAATCCTTGATATAAGTATGACCATAATGATCAACAACAGGAAATCTATCAGTATATGTTCCATCAACAATAGAACGTTGTACTGCTAAGAATGTTTTAGCTGTAAACCATGGAGCATCAGAGAACTTAGATTGATTAGAAGGATAATCAGGATAGAAGTCACAGTTCATCCAATCAACTTCAAAATGATTCCATTTATAATCTGCAACCTCAGGAAGATCATAAACGAAATATCCTGCAGCAACAAATGTTCTTAGGCGATACATCATTCTGTGACCGTTATTAGTTTCATCATTCTCAACTATTACACATTTACCAATCTTGGCATCAGGCCAATCGAGCATATGTTTAGGAAGCTGAGAATATTTAGATACAGAATAATCCCCATCAATCATTGCTGCATTCTTAATTGAGAAATCAAACTTTACAGTTACATTATCATTCGTTTCTTTAGTAGAATCATGGATCCTTTGTCTGCCAATAAGTTGGTATTCACCCTTTATAGGTTGACCAGGAGGAACTCTGTTGCAATCTGGAATGAATGGATCAGTTGGAGAAATAGTATTCATGATACCATTCCACTTATGATCATCTTCTATAGGATGATAAGGATTATCAATTCTACTACCCTGATAGAATCCTTCATCAGGATCTCCTTCTTTAGCAACGCCTTCAATGTCAGGCATGTTCACATCTGGATACATATATCTCTTATTACGATCTCCATCTTCAAGATCATCGAATCGTCTAGAGATAAAATCATATCCTGCAGGATCCAAAGATTTAGTAGAACCCTTTACAATACCTTCCTTGGTAAGTCTGTCGTAATATCCAACATTGAATTCATCATCGATGTTATTTAAAGAGTCAGGTACAACCTTTGCCTCTTCACAACTAGGATTATCAACATCTTCATTGATTCGAATATCAGACATTTCAACAGAAGCAATACCTTTAGTAGGTCCTGCAACAAGACTTGCAATCTTTAGACGTAATGCAATAGTTTCTAAATCAACAAAGACTTCCTGCCCGACTGCATAACCTGCACCAGGATCTTTAATAACTACTTTATCTAATCTATAGATAAAATAATGCTCAGCAGGAATATAGATGGAAGAGTTCTTTAGATCAGAAACATCATTTGCGTTAAGATATAAAGCATCAACGCTGCTAGGATGGAGTCTATCAGTTCCAGAAATATGTCTCTGGAAGAAGTTAGTAATTTGCTTACCCCCATAGAAAACTTCATATTGCATATTCAAATCATGAACATTTTCAAATTTGAATACGAACATATCGTTCTCATTATATTGGGGAAGCCTTGCAATATCAGAACTACTATCTTGGAATAGAGTGCTATCAGATAACTCTAACTCATATGAATATACATCAACTGTTAGACCCTTACCTTTACCAATGAGAGTTTTGGTTCTACGGACACCCCAAATTAGATATGGAATTGCATAATCCATTAAGGCCTCTATACCAGTAACTCTACCGTCAATAACCTCATTGATTCTAACTAGTATAGTATCATTCATTATTAGATCTTCTTGATCAGTGATCTTATTACCGGCAGTATCAACAGGAAGTTCAGGAATAATTGCTAATATATCACCGATTTTATATCCTTCACCTTCAAGAGCAACTCTGATATTACGTATACGATACCACTTATCTTTTTTAATAAGATCGCTAGGCATCGCTTTGATATCTTCTTCTAACTTTCTAGAGATAGGGGTAATATCTACAATCATATTTGGAAGTTTGCTTAAGGTAGTTTCAATTGTAGATATCTTGTTTAATAGATCTTCACATTCCTTAGAAACTTTAGTTTTCTCATCAGAATGGGGGAATATATCTAATGTCCTAACTTTAAAAAGTCTAATTGGATACTTAGCATCATCAAGTAGTGATCTTAATTGGGAGGAACTATTCCATGATGTTCCACTACCATAGAATTCCTGGAAGTCTACTAATGCTACTTTAACATTTTCTTCGTAATAGTAATATTGATCAGTAATCAAATCATTCTTACGAGCATATTCATAGCAATTAGTAATAAAGGAATCTAAATCTGTAATTAAACCAGCAAGATCAACATTGTTACGAAGTTCAATCAACTTTCTAGCAGGTTCGATTATAGATTCTAAGAGATCAATTAACCCACCAACATATTCTTTTGATTCAATGGACATATGTTCAGAATAAATGTCAAGCATATTATTCCAATCATTATTAATCTCTTCGATTCCAGCCAATGTTGTTTCCAAAGCAATATTGCTGTATGGGTTTGGAGTATCAAGATTGTTTGATACTAGATAAGAACTATTTTGAATTCGCATGATATACATACGAACAACCTCATCGTTGATAATAGGAATCCTCTTAGAACGAAGAGGTTTAATAGTTATACCCATACCATCTCCGTTGGTAACGGTATCATAGAAGTTATTCTGAACCATTGGATTTCTGTAAACAGTTCCACGATATCCAGTAGATTCAATCGCTTTAGTTACTCCAATTTCATTATCACTAACTTCATTGATTTTGTATGATCCGAGTTTAGGAGCAGCCACAAATTCATCAACCTTATTGTAGAAACCTCCATCAACCAATTCAAATTGATCAACTTCGAAGACATCAGAATATGTAGGCCAACTACTATCAGGTACATATGGAATATTCGCACTATCCATATATACAATCATCTCATTCAATACTGCCTCATCTTTACGGAGTCTTTCAATAAATTCAATAGGAGGAGTAGTAAAAGCGAGCAGCTTAGTAAATACTTCTTCTTCGATAGAAAGGAATCCGTTCCATTTAACAATATTATTCTTGAGCTTATTGAACTCTTTGATCGCATCATCACGATGATTTGCACCTGCAATATATGACAAGGATAAGACGATATTATCAAGAGCTAACTTAATTCCATCGAGATATGTAGTTTCAACTTTACTAATATCATAGTCATGCATCTTCATGAGCAGTTCTAAGATTCTAGCAACCTCTTCAAGTAACTCAGCTCTTGCATCCATATAAATTCCAAGATTAATAATTAATTTATCAAGCAAAGAATTTACATAGTCAAACTTATCGATTACAGTTTGATCCTTATCATAACCCATAGTAGTCCAGAATTCAGCAATAGCATTACTAAAGTTTTCAATATCAAGTCTAACAGACTCAACGCTATTGGTGAATTTAATTACTTCATCATTCGTATAGGCTTTACTAGAATCAAACTCACCATACATAATTGCAGTAGATTGGAATAGTTTATTACGTAATTCTTTGACTTTAACCGACCAAGGATCATTAAACTGGTTAACATATCCAATCAAACTCTTGTCATCAGGATTGACCTTATTCCATTCAAAATAAGTATAAAGGTCATTAACCGCTAACATGAATCCATGCATGTCAAAGTCTTGAACCATTCCACCAATTAAAGTGATATGACCATATAGAGATTCGAGATGATTATCACTGACATCTTTCAAAATATCTTGTTTAAACTTATAAACATTATGCGTTGTAACATCATCCTGAGAAGCTTTGAATAATAACTCAAGTTCATCAGTTAATTCCATATGATGTTTCAACTTACTAATGATATGATTAAGATCCTCAATACCATAGATATCAAGATCTAATTCATTAGTAAACTTATACACATCCTTGATATTCTGGAGCATCTCTTGAGCTTTCTCTTGAATAGAGAGAATATTATCAAAGTTCAAATGATAAGATTCTTGCATGAGTTTCTCAAGAATCCATTTCAGAGTTTCATTCACAGTACCAACCGCAATAGTGATGTTATCTTCGATAGAAATAAGCATTGGCAATAAACGAAGAACATCAAAAGAAGAACGAGGACGACGAAGTAATCTAGTACCAGGTTCCCACTCATCCATTATCTTCACTATGTAATCAAAGTAAGAAGGGATCCAAGTTTTATTTAAATATACTTCGAAATTAGTTATCTTCTTATATCCAAGCCAGATGAGATCAATTGCTTCATTCATCTTACTGATGGCATCATCGAATGGGAAACTATAGTTTGAACTCTTCAAGTATGTTGCAAGACCTAATTTGAAATATGGATCCATAGTCCTCAGGAATAGTTCGTTAAAACGTTCATAAGAACTATTGTCGATAACATATTCAAGAGCTTCCCATCTGGACTTAGTAATGATCAATCCTTTATAGATAGACCTTACACCCATCCAGTAGAATTTCTCCATGAAGATATCTCTATAGACTGCACCTCTATCAAACTCATACTCTTGCATATCTACATCCCAAGCAGGAGTTGCATCTACAATTTCTTCACTTTGATTCAAAACATTCATCGTATCACTATAAAAGAAAAATGCTTTGAATATTCTACCCAATTCAGCAGTATCACTTGCAGGATCTTTAGGAAAATATACATCAGGAAAATGTCTGGTAATATTTAAATGGTAAGGACGCCAGACTTTATCATCATTATCCCATTCAAATGTCCAGAAGTTTCCTTCTTCAATAGGTCTACGGAAACGATGTTGATTCATAAACTGGTCTACGTTATTCCATAATAACCCATTATCGTTAATAGATTCTAAAGTATAGACGATAGAGAACTTATCATACATCTCTCTAGGAATATAAATCTGGGGAGATATATAGAACCAGAAATCTCGTTCAGTTCCTTCATCCTCTTTAGATCTATTAAACCAATCACTATAGATACCATCTTCCTGAAGTTGAAGCATAGTATTATAGAAATCCTTATATAGATACTCATAAGCTTTATCAGTATCAATCCTTCTATTCTTGAGGAAGGTATTATATGCATTATGAATATCTTCTACTTCTTTCATGAGTTTCTCAACAAACCATTGGAACTTATCTTCATCAGGATTATCTTCCATAAAGAATCGGAAATCTTCAATAGTATCTGCACCTTTTACAGTAAGATCTCGAAGATTACTTAGTTCATCAATGAATGCCATATAAGGTTCATTAAATGGATCATCAAAAGCATCTGATAATACTATTGGTCTAATCATTTGTTTCCATCCACTATGTTCCTCAGCAAGACGTCCATTCATATCGATGTAAATTTGTTTATTAGTAATACCTTTCTCAGCTTTATTGTATCTGATACCCATGTTATCATAAATAGCTACAGGTCTCAGGTCAGCTTCATAGGGTCTATATACTACATCAGTAGGAAGGATAATGGGATACTCATGTAGAAACTTAGGAATGATAATACTCATCCAAAGCCACTCAGTAGATTCAGATCTAATATATTGATTATTGAAACTACTGATATTAGAGAGATCAATAATTCCATCTTCAATAGTTAGGAATTCCAAGTTATCCCCAAGCACTTCAATATGAGTCTTACCATCTTTACGAATATTCTGATCACTGATCTTATTGAAAGCTACTACAATGTTAGTAGAATTTACAACTCTCTGATCATTGATGTAGCTAGTAGGCATCTTCCAGTTCCATTGATTCTCACACAATTCTTTACTAATGAGGACACGACAAGATGCATTAGTGTCGAATTTGTAGATATAAACTGGATGATTTACCTTTACCCAGTAATCATAATACTTGAATCTGATTGTAGTTTCATGATCATCAATTCGAAGTTCATATTCAGAATAAACCTTCTGGTCGATGAATAACATACAATACCACTTAAAAATTTCCCAGTTATTTAACAAATCCTCAGGCTTAATCCACTTCCTATAGAACTGTGAAAGCTTGAACTTATCTCGTTCTTTAGGTGAAATAAAAGTGGTAGTAGGAATCACAAACTGGCATGTATCAGTATTTGGAATAAGTTCCATATTAGACATATACCCATGCCACTGATAAAAGTGAACATTATCATTATTAGCAGCAACCAGTCGATGACTGGAATTTAAGTATATATCTTTTAGAGTTTCTCTCAGCTTTTGTTCATTGAATGAGTTATTTAATACTGCTTCATTTCTAAACACAGATGATCTAGATCCATCAGCATCAGGTAAATTGAAACCCTGTTGGATGATCAAATCTTGATTGAATAACTGATCAGCTGTACTTACAAACTGATCAAAAGCAGCTTGATACCATCTGGGATCAAATGGACTCCAGTTGTTCTCATACATATCATCACGCATGATCATTCAACCTCCTTTATATAAATTTTAAACTGTTAATAGTGAGTCGATAAAAATCATTCACCAACCTCTAAAGATATTACAAATTCTGTCAAGAGGAGGATATTTTATGAATACAGATCTTATTTTAACTCTCAATCAAAGAATTGAGGAAGTAGAAAGTATTGTTATTGGTATAGAGAAAGTAGTCAATGCTCTTAAAATCAACGATCAGCAGAGGTTGATTGCAAATCCTCCTATACCTCCTGCAATTGCTTGTAAGGTAGCATATGATAAAAATGGTTTAGTAATTAGAGGTACCAATCTTGATCAAAGTGATATTCCTGAATTAGGAATTGATAAGGTATTAAACCTAAGATCATCTCTTGAAGATAAAGCTTCTAAAAAAGAATTACAAAGTTTCAAGAATGAAGTAACTAATATTATTCAACCTACGATGAATAAGTTGAATCAGATTGTTGGTACTGGTACGAAAGTTAATTTTACTGCTGATGGTAGAATTGTATCAGTTGCTGATCTACTACCTTCTGATATTCCTATATTACCAATGGCAAAGATTGATGGATTGGAAGCTATTATTTCCTCATTTAATTCATTGATGGTTACTTCTCATAAGGAAGATGAAGTTCCTACAATCAAAGTTAGTGCTGGAACATATATCAAGGTAACAGTTGATCAGTATGGTAGAGTTATCAATGGTGAGCATAAATTAGGATTGAATGATATTCCTAGTGAGTTGATTTCTAGAATCAATACTCTAGAGTCTAGGTTTGTTAATATTCCTTCACAGCAAACAATTGATGCTATTCAACAGGAACTAGTCAACAAGCTAGATGCTAATGAACCTATTGTTCCTGGAACCTATACCAAGGTAAGAGTTGATAGTAAAGGTTTAGTTAAGGTTGGTGATAAACTTACTATCAGAGATTTACCTGAACTCAATATTTCTGATATTGTTGGTCTTGATAAAGCTATTAGAGATAAAGCTGATCAAAATGATTTACTAGAGATTAGAGATACTGTAACTTCTTTAGTTTCTTCTTTGAGTAGTATTGGTGAGATAAATGGTATAAAAAATGAGTTGATAAATAAAGCTTCTGATAGTGAATTGAAGACCTTGACTTCCAAAGTAAATAGAATGCAAGGTACTATGGATAATCTCATCAATAAGATTCCTAGTGATATGATCACTACTCAGTTAGCTCAGATCATAAATGAAGTTTCTATTCTCTCTGGAAGAATTGCTTCATTGGAACATCATTTAGGAATAACTAATCCTAATGCCTCACTTTAAAAATTCGGCATAGAATGATGTTATGCAGCATTCTAAATCAATGATTATTTAAATCATCTATGATAATAGATGATGTAATAATCATCAAACTAAACATGATTCACAATCATGCCGAGAGGCATGTTATGTGAAACATGTTATGTTTTACATAACATATATAATTGAAAAAATGAGGTTTTGTTTTTCTTGTAAAATTGCTAAAAAGAAAAGAGAGGGTGGAGCTTCCACCCTCTCTTTTTATCACTTCTTAGTAGTATACTTTTTGATGAACTCATCAGCTGTCAACTTCATGAAGACCACATCAGATTGCATATCTGCGATTGTAGTTCCCTTCTTGACTTTGATATCAGCAGGAAGTTCAATTCCATAGAAGTCTTTTACATATCTCCTAAACACATCAGTTGTGACATAGGTGATATACAACTTCAGATCGATACGACCAGGACGAAGAATAACATCACTAAACTTCTCAATATGATTAGTAGTCATGATGATAATTCTATCCTCACCACTGAGGATACCATCAAGAGCATTAATCATATTTCCGAAAGCCTGTTTATGCTTCATCTTCTCATCTTTATTATCCTCATCAAGCTTCACATCAGGTTCATTGATAAGGAAAGGATACTTGTCCAGATCAGATATCAGGAATAGAGGATAGTTGACATCAGAGCTATTATCAGTAATTGCATTAGGAATGAAACGCCCATCCTTGCCACCAGTGCAGTAGTACAGGTTACGATTCCATTCGGATGCAATCATTTTCGCAATAGAATCCTTACCAGTTCCAGGCTCACCATAAAGAAGAATTTTCAAGTTATGAGTGATACCATGTCTCTTATAATATTCTTTGTTGGCAAAGAATTCATTGACAGTTTTGACAATAATCCTTTTAGTCTCCTCAGGAATATAGATGGTATTGATTCGACGTTTATTGAGAGTAAGGACTCTTTCCCAATAGGTATATCCATCACTCTCATGAAGATCCTGAAATACATTTACGGTAGGAGCATCAGCTTTAATCTTCAGCAAACTATTTCTATTTGCTACCATATCTTTCTCGAAGTCCTTTACGAAGTCAAGACTGAGATTATATGTGATGATAGTGTAGATTCGCTGAGTGTTAGCTCTTCCACCCATGGTAGTCTGAGTATGACTTTGGATTACCAGAAGGATATCATAATTCCTATATTTCAGATTATGAGTTCCATCATCCAGTCGATAGTACATTCCAGTACCATCATTGAAGCCAACTTTATTTGTCAGCTCTAAACGACTACTCTTCTTGATGTTATTATACTTATAGAGGATACCATATAGAGCTTCTTCCATCCATCTATCAGCGTAGTTGTTTCCGATGTTGAATGTTATACTTCTTTGAAATTTTCCTCTAATGGATCTGATCACAAAAGATCCAATGGTAGTAGTTATATCAGATATATTCTGATCGACAAGATTGTTCAATGGTTCAATTATATTTTTGCCGACTTTATCCTTTACGATCTGAACAGTCCCGTCAGTAATTTTCTTTGTAATGTCTCCCATAAATAAATCACCTCGTTTTAAATTTAGATTAAGACATAAAGTAGATGATGGAGGGGTTTTATCCCCCTCCATCATCATGTACATTACTTCATGAACTTCTTGAAAATATCCGAAGGATTAATTTCTTCGGGAGTATTAGCACGCTTGTCAGCTTTACGACGTGCTTCAAGAACATCATAGGATGCACCATCCCCAGAGAGGATGTAGCGAGAGCTATCATCGCTAGCAAGAGCGTTCTTGAGCTCCTCAATACGCTCAGTCACCTTTACAACACGATCATTGATAGGACTCAGACCAGAAGCAATCATATAGAAGAAGTTGAGATTCTCGTTATTCTTATTGATTGCATTATGGTTGAATCGCTCAATAGGAGTACCAATGAACTCAGTGAGTTTGTCAAACTCAGTAGTGTAGAGTTTATTAACAGCATCAGTGAAGTAGGTGATTACACCCCAGCGTACGACCTTCTTATTCCTGTCGGTTTCAGCATGAGCAGACTGTTTGATGGCCTTAATAATCATCTCATCGAGATTGTTATCTTCCATACTCTTTTCGGTGAGACGCTTATTCAGTCTTACAACAAGCAGACGACCAGGAGTTGTAATGATACTTTCCATATCAGCTTCATCAATACTCTCGTAAGGAGTAGGATAGTTATCTACACCGGAGAGTACGCGCAGATCTTCAACAATGTTTTCATTGACAACTTCCAGAGCCTTGGTAGGAGGAAGATCAGCAGTGCTTTCATTGTCATAGATCATATAGGTAGTGGATTCACCAAGAACGTCATAAAGTTCATTCAGGAACTCAAGGGTGTTACCCTGTTCCATAAGAGAGCTAGAGATCTGAGGAAGCACACTTACCAGGATGAAGTTAGTATCAGGGAACATCTGACGAAGAATCTCCATCAGTACAGGAGCAGCACCAGAACCAGTACCGCCAGCAGCAGAAGACACAATGAAAGTATACTTTTTATCTACGATAGTCTGCTGAAGATTCTGATCGGTGAGGATATTGTTGATATCGGCCATCAGATATTCCTTCATCTTGGTACGGTTCTTACCAGAACCCTCCACTTCATCCTTCTTACCAATCTTGAACTTCAGCTGATCCTCTACGGTTACCATTGCAAGATCGGAGTCACTGGTATTGATATAGATACAGTCGAATAGATCAGGATACTTAGACTGGGCTAACTGAGCAACCTGACTACCGCAGTTACCTACACCAATAATCGCAATTTTCTTGTCCATGTTTTAAAGTCCTCCTTTAAAATAGAATTGTGGTTTTAGCTATGACTTCTTGTTATATATCATTTACTTATTCAGTACCCATTAAAGTATAAGGTTCATAGCTAAGTTTTATTCTTATACCTTGCATTCATAATATATAATCTTAAAGTATATATTCTATCTACAGATAAGGAAAAATGCTGGTATAAGGAGGTAGTTGCAAAATGACTAATACAATGAAGCAACAAATCCTTGACGAAATCAGGAATCATAGTACAGTATTTCGTAAGGTTAATAATATTCAATATCGAATCAGATGTCCAATATGTGGTGATAGTCAGAACGACCCAACTGATTCTCATTGCTATATTAAGTGTGACTTTAATAATCCATCTGAGCCATTGCTATTCAATTGTTTTAAATGTAATAAGGGTGGTAAAGTCACAAGCAAGTTCTTAAAACTACTAGGAGTAAAGTCTGAAGTAGTTGATTCTATTGATAATCAAAGATTCAATAGAATTGGATCTATAAAGCATAAAGATATTAATTTGATTACTGGAGTTCCAGTAATGGATTCTCAACAAGTGAAATATATTAATGATAGACTTGGACCTGGTTTCACTTTTGAGGACTATGATAAGTTTAAGATTGTATGGGATATGAATACCGTATATCCATATGCTTCTAGTGCGAGAATCAGGAATATCATGCCGAGTAATAATGATAGTGTTTCATTTTTATCAGATGATAAGTCTGTGTTATTAACTAGAGCATTCTATGATGAGGAAGGTAGATGGAGAAAGTTAGCCTTATTTAATTCGGATAATAAATCTTTCTATACGATTAAAGCATTGATTAATATATTTACATCTGAAAACCTTATCGTGAATATTGCAGAAGGTGTACTTGATGTTCTATCCATATATAAGAATTTCAATGATGGTGAGAACTCAGCATTCATTGCTACACTTGGATCCGACTATATTAGTGGAGTTGAATATGCAATAGCTAAAGGATTTATAGGAAGCAATGTAATCATAAAAGTTTATATTGATTCGGATGTTAATGAGTCTTCAATCAAAGCTCAACTCAAAAAATATAAATGGTTATTTAATTCCATTTATATTTATAAAAATATTAAAGGGAAAGATGTAGGTGTTCCTATAGATAAAATTAAACTGGTAGAGCAGAAAATATAGGAGGGTATAGTTTATGAACATTGAGAGATATACTCCTGGAATCGGTGTTGTTGCGGGGATATATAGATTAAAATGGAAGACAATATTCAATCATGTAAACTCGCAAAAGAGCGGAGTAAATCTAGATACTGAAACAATTAATGTGTTCATTAACTTTGAAAGTATTCTAGATAAATTAAGTTCCCGTAGAGGACTAAACTCATTGGCAACGTATTTCAAACATGATATGGTTATCGAATTAGAATCATCGATACTGAATCTTGTTGGAAATTATAAATCTTATTTCAAAACTGCATACGGTAACAATGGAAATCAAAAGGTAAAAGTCTACTTCTATCATACAGCAATGGACAAGCAGTATACTCAACAGATGGAAGTTTATAATAAATACTATAGAAACTTCTATTTCAATAAGTATACACAGAATCCAAAGTTCAGGACCATAGGTGGTATTATAAATGAGATTATTATTCCTGAAATAAAGTTGATCTTATCATATATTCCTGATTGTTATTTCTTGGAATCAACTACATTTGATGGAAGTATAATTCCCTATATTGTATCAACGTTTAGTCCAGATAAGAACATTATCATTACTGGAGATCGATTTGATACTCTATATTACTTTAATCCAAACTTCATTGTGTTGTGTATAGAGTATACTTATCCAGAACAAGAGATCATGAGTAGTGTTGATGATGTACTAGGATATACATTCCCTGAGAAGAGTCCATTTGATATATCTATATTCAACTCAGAGTTGTATTATAGATTATTAATGGCAGTAAAGGGAAGTAAAATCCGCAATATTCGATCTGATCAAGAATTGTCAATGGATAAGTTCATGAGTATTATTAAGAGAGGTCTTGAGAAAGATATCATCCTTAAAGACTTTGGAGCTATTGATTCGGTTATTGAATTATTCCCGAATACAATTAGGGCTGATATCAAACAAGCATTTCAATGCATGAGTATTGAGAATCAATATTCACTACTAAGTGAAACTGATATCGATCAGATAAGATCTCAGATTGTTGATAAGGTTGATATTGAATCTGTGGAAGCCTTGAATAATAAACGATTTGTAGATTATCCAATCAATTTACAAATGTTACTTTCTTAAAGGAGGAATGGTATGGAAAACAATAATGTAGTATTCGCCACTGTTAAATGTCCGCATTGTGAATTTGAAAATTCCATTGCATATAAAGATGATTTCAATCACATCTGTTTCAGATGTAGAAAATTATTTAAAGTAAAACGTGAAAATCTTGAAAATATAAAACCAATTGAATGAAATAAAAGGAGGGTATGATACCCTCCTTTTATTTTTATCGGATTTAATGAGAATAATATTATATATTATAATAGTAGAAAAGGAGGAGATAACAATGTATACTTTTAAAGATGTGAAGAAATTCATAGAGAATGCTCCAGTTGATGATCATGGATATCACTCTATGAATTTTGACAGCTTAGCAAGACATGTTCATATTTACAATAGCAAAAATGAATGCAATATCATTGCTTCAGGTTCTATTCCTGATGAAGGTCTTCCTATCGGTAAACTATATTTTGATGATGAGGAAGTTTCTATGATCCGGGTGGATAATGGATATGCCAATTATGATGACGTAACCTATATCCCTGTTGAATGTCTCGTTGAGAATGATATGGTATTCAGAGGTATGTGCATCGAAGCATTCGGTCGTAATGGCAATCTTATCTGTGATACTATTATTCAGATGGCAATTATTGGTAATCAATTTTATGGAGGTATGAATTATGTCTAAGAAGATCACTATTCCCTGTGGGTTAATTTGTGGCATTGGTGTTGCTATTGGTGGCGCTATTGCAGGTGAGGCTGTGGAGCAAAACTACTTTAAACACAATGATGGAAGTTTCAAAGATTTTATTACCACCATCATTGCATCTACTGGCATCAGGGTTGCTTCAACAATTGCTGCAATTAATCTTATCGACAATGATGAATTGAATGTCGATATCCATCTTAAGAATCGTGGTGGTAAAAGATTGAAGAAGGATTATAATTCTGAAGATCCTATGTTTCTGATGTAATTAAAATGGAGGTAATATAAATGCAAATTATGTTCTGTAACTGCGGTCGTATTCACATTATTCCCGGAGTATGGGATTGGATGGCTAAAGATTATAAAAATCGCTCTGCCATCCATGTATGTACTAACTGTGGTACTACAGTTCGGATGTTCCTTGATGAATATGATGATGGATTCGCAACCAACATCGTTGATATCAGAGATGAAGACTTTGAAGGCAATTTCAGGATCATTACCTCCCGTGGAATCATTGTCCATCTGAAAAGTGGTGTTGAAGCTGACCTTCTTCAGTCTGGATACTTTGTTAACCGTGATGAATGGAAGTTGGTTGAACTTCAGGAAGAATATGAAAGTCTGGAGCTCGCGTATAAACTTAACCATTCATGGTGTACAGTGGATACTGATCGGCTCATCCGAGATATCGAAAATAAATTCAAGGATGACGCAGATAAGATTTTAAATCAACTATCTGGTTATCTTGTGAAAATCAATTGGGAGGGAACCAAGTATGGAAAAGATAAAATTTCCAAAGATTCCTAAAAGTAAAAAAGAAAGGATTGGTATCCCTACTGGTCTTCTAGACTGTAATGGTGATGAGATACTTACAGGTTCATTCTATAAGTTTAAGAATACTCACATGGCTGGGCCTGTAATGTGGAATCGTCATCAGGATAGTTTCGGAATCTTCTACGGTCTTTGGTATGATGATAAGAATCCATTAAATCCTGATGCATATGGGAAATTCTGTGGGATCAATAAAGATCAGGGTATGAGAATGGAATTAATTCCTATCGATCAAAGCGAGTGTTATGATGCGTAAGCAATGGGGGTGAATTTCACCCCCATTATTTTTTTAATTATATATTCTTCATGTGTAGAGATACATTATTGAGTCCCTACTAAAACATTATTTACGAGGAGGGTAAAATACATGCGAAGGAGTCCGCCAAAGAAAATTTTACCAAGTATCATCAGAGGAGTAATAATGCTTATAGTAGTTATAGCTATATGGCACATAGCCTCGCAATTCACTCAACCATTATTCGTCCCATCACCAAAAAATGTATGGGCAGCATTTGTTGATTTGATTGAGACTGAGCAACTTCAAAATGGGTTGATCTATTCATTCATCAGAATAACATTTGCATCAGTATTGTCAATGTGTGTTGCAGTTCCATTGGCATTACTAATTTATGGAGTAAACTGGATAAAAGGAATCATAATGCCAGTTGTATCACTCCTAAGGTATATCCCTGTAACTGCATTGTCTCCATTACTGATCCTTTGGTTTGGTATTGGAGAAGAAATGAAAATTTCATTCCTATTTATTGCAACATTTGTCTATCTATTACCATCAGTACTATTATGCTTTGATGAAGTTCCTGAAGATCTTATGGATACTGGTAAGACGATAGGCATGAGAGGATGGGAGACAATTAAAGAAATATTATTACCCGCTTCCCTTCCATCAATCTGTAGTACATTCCTAATGATGTATGGAATCGGTTGGACATATTGTGCAGTTGTAGAAGCTACTAATGCTAAATATGGTCTCGGTTTCATAATCAATGTAAGTTCTGCTAGAGGTAAAACTGCAGTAGTATTTGCAGCAATTATTGCAATCATGCTATTCAGTTATGTCTTTGATAAAGTAGGAAATGCATTGATTCGGTTCTGTTTCAAATGGAGGTATGTGAATGATACAGTTGAATGATTTGGCGATTGGGTTTAATAAAGTACCAATCATTTCTGGTATCAATCAGACATTCGAAGATAACAAGATCTATGGAATATTGGCCCAATCCGGTAAAGGTAAAACTACTTTACTTCGTACCATTGCTGGTATACTTAGACCGGTATCTGGTCAGGTTTTCATAGATGGGAAGATCTATAAGAATGCTGATAAAAATCCAGTTTACATGATGCATCAAAAGTATTCTAATTTCAATTGGTTGAGTTGTGTAGATAATGTACTTATTGCTCAGCGAGATAAAAGAAAACGAAATGAAAAAGATGCATTAGCTGTGTTGGACAAGGTTGGTCTACTGAATCATGCAGATAGATATCCATCCCAACTGTCAGGTGGTATGCAGCAACGTTTAGCATTAGCTAGAACGTTATATGTTAAACCAAAATACTTGTTGATGGATGAGCCTTTATCTGCTTTGGACGATAAAACTCGTGCTACTATGCAACAATTAATTACTGATATCCAAGATGAAGTAGAGTCAACTATTGTTATGGTAACACACAGCCAAGATGAAGCATCAAAAATGTGTGATCACATAATTAAACTTTAAAGAAGGAGGGCACTAACCATGGCAAACATTTTTGAGAAGATGGGACTCATTCAGCGTGAAGAACCTGAAACACCTGTGCAGGTTACTACAGTACCGGAGGTAGAGTTACCGTCACCTGATGTAAATGTGGATGAGATTGATCACCTCAACCTCATTTCAAGCATCTATGAGAGGGCAGGAATTCCCGAAGATAATTCAATCTTCACGATCAAGGCATATATGGATGTACTCCCTGCTGAGATGACTACTGCTAAGAAACAGGCTTCTATTGCAGGTATCCTTGCTCTTAACAACATTAGTATCAATACGATCATTAGTGATGCTCTTCAGCGTATTGAGATCCTTGAAACCGCTGAAGTAAACATCAAAGATGCAAATGAATCAACCATTTGTGAAGCGGAAGCTGATATTGAGAAGCTTAAGGGTCTCATTGAATCTGCTGAAGCAAAGATCACAGAGGCTAAGAAGAATACTGCAGATTCTACTGCTGCTATTCAGAGTGAACTTGATCAGATTAAGTCCCTGCAAGAATTCGCTGAAGGAATCTTAAATAACAAGGAGGGCTAATGTATGGAATGGATTATCGGCGGAATTATAGTAGTATTACTACTAATGCTTCTGATCTTCCCTGGTGTAAGAAAGAAGATCAAAGTTCTGATCGAAGGCTTCTTAAATATCTTCATTGAGGATGTTGCTAAGACTCCTGATGGAGCTAAGGCTGTCTTCAATCAAGCAATTGAGGAAGTCCAAGATCGTTACAATAAAGCTGGAGATACTCTAAATCGATTCGTTGGAGAGCAGACATCTGTAAAGAGATCTATTACTACATTGAAAGATGAGCTCAAGGATGTTGAGAAGAAGTGTGAATCTCTGGTTAGATCTGGTAATATGCAAGAGGCAGCAGTATTCTCTGAACGTCGTGAAGAGATCCTGTTTGAAATCCGTCAGAAGGAAGGATACCTTAAGGAGCTCGATCCCATGGTTGCTGAAGCTAAGGAAGTTTATGAGGCTTATGATAAGAAGCTTCGTGAGCTGAAGAAGCAGAGCAAGATGGCAGTTGAGGAACTGAAGTTGAAAGGTAATATGAAGGATCTTCTGGGTGATCTGGATGAACTTCGTCGTGACTCTGCAACTGATAAGTTGCTTGGTTCTGTCAATGATGGTCTTAGTGATCTTCGCAAGGAAGTTGATGGTGCTGTTGCTGTTCGTAACAGTAGAAGCAGTACTAAGATTGCTAATGCTGAAAAGACAGCAGCCAAGGCATCTTCCGATGCATACCTGCAGGAGCTGCAGGCTAAGTATGGTAAGAACAATTAAATTGTCTTACATAAAGTAACTATCAAATATTGAAACTTTGGAAAGGAACTGAAACTATTATGAAGAGAATGAAACTTACAACTGCTGGTCGTGTTGTGATCTTTATTATCGCACTAGTGGTAATTGGAGCCGGTGCATTCTTTGGCTTCAAGCTTCTCGGAGGTAATGATATCATTAACGACAACCCTGGTCAGAGCAGTGAATCTACTACTTCCCCTGGTAGTGATTACACTAATCCCAGTACTACTCCCAACACTACTCCTACTCCTGGTAATACTAATAGCAATGATGGTACTACTATTAATCTGTCTCTTGATGAGTGGATTGGTTGGAAGCCGATTATTGATGCAAATCAGGGATTGACTACTCAGCCTGGTTCTATCTTTGATAAACTTGGTCTAAATGTAAATATTAATATTATCAATGATGCAACTGCAAGCAGTAACGCTCTCATTACCGGTGAGCTTAATGCTGCTGGTTATACTCTTAACAGAACTGCTTTCTTGAGCAGTAAGTTTAGTGATGCAGGATTGGATGTTGTAATGCCTTTCTTCACTAACTATTCTGCCGGTGGTGATGGCATCATTGCTAAGCAAGGAATTGAAAATGTTGAAGATCTAATTGGTAAGAAGATTGGTGTTCCTCGTTTCTCTGAAGCTCAGACTCTGGTTGTTTGGTTTGTGAATCAATCTGATCTGCCTGATGCTGATAAGATTAGTATCATTGATAGCTTGATTCTCTTTGAAGATGCATCTGAAACTGGCAAAGCATTCTTTGCTGGTGAACTGGATGTTGCAGCTACCTGGCAGCCATATCTGTCTTATGCTGAAGAGGCTGGTGATTCTCATTTGATGTTCTCTACCAAACTTTCTAAGTCTTTGATTATGGATGGAATTGTATTCCGTGCAGATTTTGCTAAGGCTAATCCTGATATCATTGCTAAGTTCATGGATGGTGTATTCCAGGCCAATGAAATGTACACCACTGAATTCAACTATATCCGTGAAGTGATACCTATGTTTGCTGGCACTTCCGATGAGGATATTAAGGCTCAGTGTGCTGATGCAGAATTGATGGGTTATGCTGAAAATGCTAAAGTCCTGAAGGAAACCGCTCCTCTTGTATTCAATGATATGTGTGATGTTTGGGAGAGTATTGGAGAGACAGTTAATCGTAAAACCGTACTCACTATCTTTGATACTACATACTTGACTAAACTTTCTGATTCTTATAGTACTACTACAGTTAATAAGGAAAGTGTAGAACTTACTGAAGAGCAGAAGGAAGCTGTTAAGAATGTTGCTTCTCTGATTACTAAGTCTATGACTGTTGAGTTTGTTGGAGATGCTGCTGTATTTGTAGATCCCGCATCTGCATATGAAATCATGGATGAGTTTGTAGAGATTGCTAATACTCTAGACGGTTCCATTATTCAGATTGAGGGTAATATCAACTCTCGTAATAACACTGAAGGTGGTACGAGATTGTCTTTGGAGAGAGCTAATGCAGTAGCTGAATATTTCATTGCATGTGGTATTGATCCTAATAGAATTATCACAGTCGGCAACGGTAATACTAAGATGGTTGTTGATGTGAATTCTCCTGATGCAGTTCTTAATCGTCGTACTGACGTATTCTTTAAGTCTGTTGAGGAGTAACTATCCTATATGGGCTGGTATCTAGGTGGGTGCCAGCCCATTTTATAAGGGCCTTTAGCTCAGTTGGTTAGAGCATCCGGCTCATAACCGGACGGTCCCGAGTTCGAATCTCCGAAGGCCCACCAAAAGTCTGAATGGTCAAACAGACTATAAACCGGCAATGGGGAAGCCATGGATATCCTAAAACCAAGAGACCAACTAATATATACGCCGGTGTGGTGGAATTGGCAGACACCAGGGACTTAAAATCCCTTGCTGGTAACAGCGTACCGGTTCGAGTCCGGTCACCGGCACCACAAAGTCCACGTGAAATGATATATCGTGGCTGGTTCACTGACTACAGTGGTAGAGATGGGATAGTTAGGAGCAGCACTCTACTTCAGAAAATGCAAATCGAGCCTGTGAGAGCCAACTTACGTTTGCCTAAGAGTATGAAAGGTAGGGGCGACCATTCATATTCGTATCGCTTAAGGGCATAAGCAGTCAAGTCACATCGATACCCAGAACAGGCGGGATTAAGTGGAGGCTTGGCCTAGGGAGGAGCACCTAGCTAAATACAATACAAAGATGGGCTCCAATTAATATCTCGAGGCGTGGATGAGGTGAGGTCACTAGCAGCCTAAGGGCTAGGTTAGGGTGTAGAGATATTAGTTCCATCAATTAAATATTCCTCCATAGCTCAGTCGGTAGAGCACGCGGCTGTTAACCGCGCTGTCGTAGGTTCGAGTCCTACTGGGGGAGCCATATTGGGCTATAGCCAAGTGGTAAGGCACAGGACTTTGACTCCTGCATTCCGTTGGTTCGAATCCAACTAGCCCAGCCACAAGTAGATGTGTAACAAATATCGCCACTACTTACAACGTGGAGAGCAAATGAGCTATATCGGTTATTCAATAGAGAATTGCTGGTACATTTGGGTCACGGTATCAAAAGGCAGATGTGTAGCGGAAGCAAGACTTTATTGTTTACCGCCCCATAGCTCAAGGTAGAGCAGCGGATTATAAATCCGAAGGTGCCGGTTCAATTCCGGCAGGGGCGATCGATATGACCCAGTAGCTCAGTAGGTAGAGCACCGCCCTTTTAAGGCGGGTGTCCGGAGTTCGAGCCTCCGCTGGGTCACCAGTTAAAATATTATATGAGTGGGACTATGATGTCCCACTCATTTTTTATTCATTTTATTAGGGGTGATTATAATGAATGCTATTGAAAAATTCATAAAGGATTTTAAAATCTTTGAAAAAGATGAAGTTCTAGAGAATACATTTAGAAATGGATATTGCTACTATTTCTCAGTTATCCTTAATGAAAGATTCGGAGGAGAGATAGTATATGAAACAATTGATTGTCACTTCCTATTCTTATATCATGGAAGATTATATGATATAAGAGGTGATGTTACAGATCTTTATAATTTCAACAATATATCCTATAAAGAAGAGTGGATGAGACGAGATTCAGTAATCTCAGGAGTAATATTAAAAATATAGGAGTGATATTATGAGTAGAACATTCAAACTTGATAAATGTCCATATTCAGATGATGAGAAGTTATATATGAAAACTAAAGTTACTATTGAACCAGGAGTAACTATTCTCGTCGGATGTAATGGGTGTGGTAAAACTACACTAATGGATGGATATATTATTCCCCAACTCAGGGAAGATAAAATTAAATATCTCAAATATAATAATCTCTCTGATGGAGGTAATAATTCTAGACAGTCTGCACTTATGCGTGGTAATATGAATTTATTAGCTACTCTAGCAATAGCATCTGAAGGTGAACAGATTAGGATTAATATTGAAGGAGTTGCTGGAAAGATCGGTAGATTTATCAGAGATAATCCTAATGAATCTGAGTTATGGTTTATCTTTGATGCTATTGATAGTGGATTCAGTATTGATAATATTATTGATCTAAAGGATCAGCTATTCAGTACTATTATTGAAACTAATCCTAATAAAGATATCTATATCGTCGTAGCTGCTAA